TTCAAGGCTTCATCATCTTCAAGTCTTCATCATCTTCAAGGCTTCATCATCTTCAAGGCTTCATCATCTTCAAGGCTTCATCATCTTCAAGGCTTCATCATCTTCAAGGCTTCATCATCTTCAAGGCTTCATCTTGAATGAATGCTCCGAGCATCTTCAAGGGCTTCAAGGCTGCATCATCATCTGCAAGGGCTTTCACCTGCTTGCAGGGCTTCAAGGCTTCATCATCACCTGCAAGGGCTTTCACCTGCTTGCAGGGCTTCAAGGCTGCATCATGCAGGAATGCTCCGAGCATCTTCAAGGCTTCATCTTGCAAGGGCTTCAAGAAAGCCTTTTTAAGCCCTTCAAGGGCTTTTGCTTGCTTCACTGGTGCATCTTGTCACCTGCATCTTTTGAAGCCTTGAAAGCCCTTTGCAGGGCTTCAAGGCTTCATCTGCTTTCATGCTGCACTTTTCCTTGCTTCTATCATCTTCTTAATATCTTCATCTTGCTTGTCACGAATATCATAGAAAGTGAAAAGTGCATCATAATTAAATCTTTTTTCTTTAAGCACTTTTTCTGTAAGCCCTTTATGAGGAGGATATCCATAATGCTCGTGAAAAGCACTAAGTGTTAAGCCTTCTTGCTTTTCTAAGCACTTAAACATGTGCCTTCTATGGAATGAAGGATTAAGCAGGGAATATGCAAGTTTTTCCTTTTCGAATAAACTACCAGAATCTTTAATCTTTGTAAGTGCTATCATGCTTTCATCTGCATTCACACTATATTTATTAGCGAATCCTCCTAAGATAAACAGATTTACTCGCTTACCTGCATTTTCAAGTGCTATGATAGCATTAATTAATCTTGCACTTGCTTCTATAATTTCACTTGTCTTGATAGTGTGATCTACAGATTTATCATAAATGATAGTTATAACTTTCTTTTGTGCTGGTATATTCTGCATCATAATCATATTTAATGGATCACCTGCAAGGGCTGCACCTACATTAGGAATAAATCCCCAAACAGAGTTAAATGCTTTTTTCTTATTCATCATACCGAATGCAGGTGCATTAATCTTCAAGGCTGCATTTAGCTTCTTTGCATTCTTCTTGTCACCGAATTTCATTAAATCATCTGCATCTTTATATGATTTAGTGCTCGTGAACTTGAAAGCCTTATCACCTTCTGCTTCACTTGAAAGATGATTCTTTCTAAATTCAAAAAGTGTACTTGTGCCTTCTTGTGCAAGGTATGAAGAAAGCTCGTGCAAGCTATTATATATATTTAAAATGTGCTTCATTTTCGCTTTGTTTTTAGTGTTACCTTATATTCTTGTATCTTCTATCTTTGAAGCCCTTGAAAGCCCTTTGCAGGGCTTCAAGGCTTCATCTGCTTCTATGCTGCAAGCATCTTCAAGGCTTCAGTATATTTATTATTATATGTAAGCATGTCACCTGCAAGGATTCTTAAATCATCTTTGTTGTACTTATCAAAGAAAGCACTTAACACTGCATCTTTAATTGATAATCCTGCTTTTGTAAGCCTTGCAAGATTCTTGATTAATCTGTTACCGGACAAAACATGTACTTGATTCTTCTTTGCACTTTTGCGAATATCATAGACAAAAGGCAAAATTTCATCATCTGCATCATACCTTTTTATAATGGCTTTTTCTATGTTTTCATCATAATCTACTTCAAAGAAGCAAAAGCGATCCCTTGTGGCTTCATCTATAATAAACCTTGAAGAATATTCTAAGGTTGCTCCAGTGCCTTTTGTGTTACCTGCAGCTATGCACCTAAAATCTTCATGCATCATCATCTTACCTACTACTGGAAAATCAAAATATCCATTAGCAAGTGCAGCATTAAGAACTATCAAAGCATTAGGATCACTTGAATCTACTTCGTCAAGCATGAATAAGCCTCCCTTAGTGAAAGCCTTATAAAATTCTGTTTCAACAAGTTTTCCATTAATGTCAGAATGTCCGGTAACCTTGAATTCTTGTGTAACACTATTCGAATAATAGAAGGGAATATCAAGGGCTTTTGCTATCTGCTCCGCAAGTACATTCTTTCCACTACCAGCAGGGCCAAACAGATAAACCGGTATATTCAAGTTTATAACCTTCATAATCTTATCAAAGTTCTTGTGGTAAATTTCACCTTCTATCTTCTTAATACCTTTTTCTGTATGAAATTCGTGAATAATCCTTGAAGGTGCCTTATTTTCAAGGGCTTCTAATCTTGTCTTATATGCTTCAAGGGCTTTTGCTTGCAGTTCATTTTGATTCTTTAATCCTTGAATCATCTGCAAGGCTTCTTCACTTATTCCTGAAGGCTGCATCATCATCTGCATCATCATCTGCATCATCTGCATCTTATCACCTGCAAGAACTGCACCTTGCAAGCCCTGCAAGGGCTGCACTGCATCATCTTTCTTCAAGGGCTGCACTGCATCATCTTTCACTGGTGCATCTTCATCTTTCTTCAAGGGCTGCACTGCATCATCTTTCACTGGTGCATCTTCATCTTTCTTCAAGGGCTGCACTGCATCATCTTTCACTGGTGCATCTTCATCTTTCTTCAAGGGCTGCAAGGCTGCATCATCTTTCACTGGTGCATCATCTTTCTTCACTTCATATAAATCAAAAGATTCTATAATCATATTAAGTGCTGCATTTATTTCTGCATTATAGAATGATATGTCACTACTTGAAAGTGATTCGTGCATCTTCTTAGCTTTGCAGATAAAAGCATAACTTTTCCAGGAATGCATTTTCTTAGGCTGCAAGGCTTCATCTTCTTCGAGCCTATTCCATTTTGAATTGTGTGACATTAAGAAGATATTATCATCTTCAAGATAAAGTTCACACTTTGCACCAGATACGGAGTACTGTTTGCCTTCATAGGTGCCTCTTGCTTTGATAGCAAGAATTTCACTTTTTAATTGCTTCATAATACTTTGTTTTTTGATAAGGCTTTCACCTTGATTAATAATTAAATGTTAACTTTTCGCTTGCAAAGTTACAAAATAATATGAATATACAAACATTTTAAGGAGTTTTTTTCATTCAAAAGTAACTTTTTCGTGTTTTTCTTTCAATTTTAGTGCAAAAAGGGCTTTTTCATCTTGCATTTTATTGTTATTTCTGCATCTTCAAGGCTTCATCTTGCATTCGCTTCAAGATCTTGCAAGGCTTCATCACCTTGCAGGGCTTCAAGGCTTCATCTTGCAGCCTTATATATATATAATAATGTATAGTGTTTTGCAGGGCTTCAAGGGCTTCAAGGCTGCATCTTCACCTGCAAGGGCTTCAAGGGCTTCAAGGGCTTCAAGGCTGCATCATCATCTGCAAGGGCTTTCACCTGCTTGCAGGGCTTCAAGGCTGCATCATCATCTGCAAGGGCTTTAAGGCTTCAAGGGCTTCAAGGCTGCATCTTCACCTGCAAGGGCTTCAAGGCTTCAAGGGCTTCAAGGCTGCATCTTCACCTGCAAGGGCTTCAAGGCTTCAAGGGCTTCAAGGCTGCATCTTCACCTGCAAGGGCTTCAAGGTGCTCCGAGCATTCGCTCTGCAAGGCCGGAGCATATTCCCTGCATTCAGGGCCGCAGGGCGCAGCCGGTCGCGCCCAGTGTGGCGGCGGTCTTCTCTTTGAATCAAAGGCATCGGGTTTGGTTGCCGAAATGAGAAGATATAAAAATCAGCGAGTTACAACTTTCCTTCGGCATCGTGATTTCCGCTGCAAAAAGAACAGAAAGCCTAAAATGCTGATATTTAGTGCATTTTGCGAGGGGACAGAAAGCCGTTTGGATTTCCGCCGCAAAAAGAGGCTAAAAATTGCCGAGAAAGTGCAGGAAAAAGCGAAAATATCAAACAAAGTTGCCAAAAAGTTATAAAAACTTGCTTAAAAGTTTGGATATTTAGTAAAAACATCATACATTTGCAGCAAAATTCAAACAAAACTAAGAAAAGATAAAAATCATGCAGATATTAGCAGTTATACAGAAGCATGGCTTCACGTTGGAACAGGTGGCCAATGAGCTTGGCATCACGAAGGGATCGCTGTCGGCGACCATCAGTGCATACCCGAATGTGAAGAAGATGATAGACATCGCCAAGATTGTTGGTTGCCATCCTGCTGAGTTCTTCGACGACTGGTATGAGAATGAAGGCAAGGGGCAACAACGGCCAGCGGAACAGCCAGCAGAACAGACAGAAGCCGAATCTTCGTCAATCGAACATCAGGAGCAGATGTCGAAGTTGGAGGAATTGGTGTTCGGTCAGCATGAGCAGCCCTTGCAGCCAGTGGCAGCTTTCCTCTGCCCGCATTGCAACAAGGCAGTGACGATAGGGATTATGAAAAATTAAAAATATAGGCGATATGAAAAGATTTATGATTTTGGCTGCATTGGCAGCTATGACAGTGAGTGTGTGGGCGCAGAAGCCGTTGGAGCTGAGCGCGGTTATCAAACAGGAAAACATGGACGCGAATGCGCTCTACGAGGCTACGCGAAACTGGTTCGTGGAGTCGTTCAACGACAGCAAGGCTGTCATCCAGAACGAGAATCCAGGCAAGCAAATCACAGGCAAGGGTACGATGCCATTCACGGCAAACATGATGTATTCGAGCATCAACGGCTTCATCGAGTTTCTGATTGACGTGCAGTTCCGCGACGGCAGGTTGAAGCTGACGATGCGCAACTTCAACCACAGGGCAGACCACCAAGCCGCATTCGACAACAACATGGGCATACTGGTGGACGAACTGCCGAAGAACCTGGGCGACCTTGGGCTGTCAGGGCAGCAGAAGACTTGCTACAAATACTACCACAAGAACGGCAAGCCTGCCTGCGAAGGGACGTTCCAGAAAATCGTGGCCGACCTGACAAAGTACGTCAACGAAAAAAAGGTGGAGGCAGAGGAAGATTGGTAATGACATTTACCGTTTGACGATTGCACAATAATCCCGCCGACAGGCTATCGTGGTCCTGCGGCGGGATTTTTAGTGTCCTGTGGGGCGGGACACTGTGAATTATGAATTGCGGTCGCTCTTAATCCTGGTCGTCGCCTGGGTCGGGATCGCCGCCACCGTTGTCACCGCCACCGGTGCCACCAGTGTTGTCGCCTCCAGTGCCGCTGCCTCCACCCTGTGAGCCATTGTCGTCACCACCAGTGTTGTCACCGCCGGTGTTGTCGTTGCTCTGCGTGATGTCGTCGTCGTCGGATGGTGTCTCGGTGCCTTCCTTTTCGTCCTTTTCGGTTGCCCAGCCGAGGTCTGCTCCCCTGATGGCAGATGCGATGCCACGGCTGGCGGCATAGTTCACCTTTGGCTTCATCTCGGAGAGCGTGAGGTCGTCGGCATCGCGCTTCCAGGGCGAGTTGACGGCTGGATAGATGGTGCCGAGAGGTCCGAGGTCCACGATGTAGCCCTGCTTCAGTTCTTCGGCGACTCCTTCGAGCAGCAGCTCAGCGGCCAGCGACGCTTCCTTGGGGTGGAGCGTGGTGTTCTTGGCCGACGAGCGTGCAATCTCGTCGAATGTCTTCTTGCCGTTAGTAATCACGCGGCCATAGTAGCCTGCAACGGTCACGCCATCCAGCTTGCGCTTCAGGACGGATTTCTTGACTTTTAGCTTTAATTCTGACATAGAATAAAATGGTTTTTGTAAATAATTTTGCGAACTTCCGAGGCGTCGCGTTGCCTTTTTGGGGTGTATCTCCGGCAGCCAGTTCCTGCATCGGGTACAAACAATCTTGAAATCGGGTACAAACAATCGGCGAATTGTTTGCTGACGTTTGAAAACTGGCTAAAATGGCGTTGTAAAGGATTTTTCACCAGTCTTTGTGCCAGCCTGCGTTGACACGCATGTGCATGGCGGTGCGGATTTGGTCGGCAATGCCGTCGGCGAGGCGGTGCAGCGCGTCGTTGCCGGACGGAGAGGCTGCCTTCTTGAGGTCTTTGTTCACGAGGTCGCCGATGGCGCTGACGGCGATGGCCTGGGCTGCGGTGAGGAGGTCGGTTGGGGTGGCTTCGTGGTGGGTGAAGATGCCGTCTATGTCGAGCATCATCTTCTGCTGTTCAAGAGTTGTCATATCGAAAGTTGCTATTAAGTTGCTATTATGTTGCTATTGGGTTGTTATTTTTGGGTTGTGCAAAGGTAATAAAATTGCTGCAAAGAGTGCGGACTTGCTATTTCTTGCTATTTCTTGTCATTTTAGCAACTTTTATTATTATTATAGCAAGTTTTGTTGCTATAAATGAAAATTCTTTATTATTTTTGCAACACTATTTCTCAAACCACGGATTGAACGGATTTGACGGATTATGTCTAAGGAGTCAAGGAGTAAAGGAGTTTTTTGAACACGAATTGCACTAATTTACACGAATATGGGGCAGGCAGAAAAATGTTCGGGCAGCGGCTTCGCCACTGGCAAGGCGGGATTTCACAATATCATCCTGAAAGCTGGCTTTCGGAGTGATATGATGCAATCTCGCCATAGCGTACACTCCTGTACGCAGAGAACATTTTTCTTCCAGCGCGGCAATCAATCCGTTAAATCTGTGGTCGGAAAGAAACTCAATTCGTCAAATTGTAAAATTGTAAATTATGAAAGTTGATTTGGAAAAGCTTGCCGAGTGGCTGTTGAAGGTGTTCGTGGCAGCGTTTATTTTTTGCGTTGTGTGGCTGATGCTGATGGGGTGCTCTGCGCCGAAGGCTGTGGCAGAGCAGCAGCACCATCGTAGCGAGGCGGACTCGCTGGCGGTGGTGGCGGCGGTGGACAGCAGGCTGCAGGAGGTGCGGGAACAGTTTGAGAGCGACCTGCGGGCGATCATTTCTTCGCAACAGACGGAACAGCAGATCCAGGAGCAGGAGAAGGAGCGTGTGACGGAGACCATCACGACGTGGGTGGACAGCCTGGGCAGGGTCTTCAAGCAGGAGCAGCGCACCACGGAGCGCGACATCTCACGCCAGCAACAGCAGCGCGAGCAGCGGATGCAGCAGGAATATGAACAGCGGCTGCTGACGGCAGTCGATTCGCTGGACGCGGCTTGGCAGGAGCGGTTCGAGGAGGTGAAGGCTCACCACGAGCAGGAGGACTCGACGGCTGTGACGGTGACGCCGGTGCCTGGCGACAACAGGCCGTGGTACAAGAAGCTGTGGGACGCAATGCGGTGGATGCTCGTCGGGGCGGTGGTCTTCGCGCTGTTATGGTGGACGAAGAAGTTCTGGCTGCCGTGGCTCAGAATGATGTTTTGAACACGGATTGCACTAATTAACACGAATATATATATAACAACCACGGATTAAACGGATTGAACGGATATGGCTAAGGAGTATAGGAGTAAAGGAGTAGGAACGGAACAGATGGCTTATGCTGCAATAGGCGTTATTGCAGCGGATGCAGGGTGTGACGGAAATCACTCGGAGAGCGAGCTTTCCAGATGATTTCTGCCACACTCTGCATTGGCGCAGTGCCAAAGCACAGCGCAAGGAGCCATCCGTTCCCGTCTGCCCCAAAATTCGTGAAATTCGTGCAATTCGTGGTTAAAGAAGAAAAACTCCGTAGTTCCTCGACTCCTTAGAGATAGAAATCCGTTGAATCTGTGTAATCTGTGGTCGAAAAATAAAGAAACTATAAACTATAAGCAACATGAATAAAAAAGAAGAAAAGCGTTATTGCTACAAGTTCCACATGAAGTCGGAGCTTGGAAAGGTGTTTATGAAACTGTGGCATTTGTGCGACAAGGCGGAGAAGGCGGCTGACAAGTTCGCGGCGAAGGCTGGCGCACAGCAATACTACCCTGTGGATTCGGCGTTTGCCGGCGGGGTGGCGTGTGTGTCGTTCGAGAGCGGCAAGCCGCCTCGCCCGAATGTGTGGCGCTCCATCGGCAAGGATGCCGACGGCATAGAGATGTGGGTGCCGGACGTGAAGATGCGGATGATGGTGCAGGAAATCGAGGACGAGACGAAGATTCCCAACGACACGGCGACACGCATCTACAAGAAGGAGGCGAAGCGGAAGCCCAACGGACAGGTGGTGTGCTTCTACACGGAGCTGTACCGCGACGACGAAGCGGCCAGGTCTGCCAACAAGCGCAAGAAACTATCGCTGGCGGCCAAGGAGAGCTTCCGCATCGAGAAGGAGAGGCTGAAACTGCCTGTGGTGACGACGACGACGGTGCTGAACACCATCGGGGCCGACCTGACGGGCGGCAAGGGCAGCGACGGCAAGCCGCACGTGGTGAGACCCGTCACGCCGACATTCTTCAGGTACAGCCAGAGCATCTACCTCTGCTCTGCCTACCAGTGCCATGCAGAGGGCATGACGGAAATCAGCATCGGCGAGTACGCGGAGATGCAGTCCGCAGCAAGGGAAGCGGAGAGAGGCGAGGAGAGTTGAGAGTTGAGAGTTGATAGTGGAAAGTTAAAAACTCGTTGAACTCTAAACTCGAAAACTGTCTCTAAACTCTAAACCATAAACTATAAACTATAAAGAATGGCTAACATATATTTACGTGTTCCAACCTATATTGCTCAGTTCTATCGGGGGCGGATTGCACCGGATCCGCCGCTGACGGAGTTCCAGCCGGTGATATTCTCGCCGTTCCAACAGGAATATGCGATGATGGATTCCTGGCTGCTGTTCGTCAGCGAGAAGGACATGGAGCACACCAGTTGCTTCTCCGAGCGGATGTGGAAGAACATCCTGCAAGGCAAGGCTCCGCAGGGCGGCAAGGTCATCCTGAAACGCAACCCGACGGACTGGCCCACGATGGACGAGATTTGTTTCCTGACCGGAACGAAGCGCAACAGGAAGACGGACGGCTTCGACTACCTCTGCATACAGGCTCCGAGAACAATGGTCATCGGCGGCTTCTACAAGGTGGTTACTGGCTCGTTCACTCTGAAGTTCAACGAAGCCTGCGCCCTGGTGCGGCAACTGAGGCGGGAGTTCCTGCGCATCTTCCTCCACTGGATATGCGAGGAGCTGTTTGTGTGCGAGAAGCGCGGCATCCGCTTCGACTCGAAAACAGGGCGCGACGTGGTGATGTGCATCGAGCACTTCTTCTACCACTATCAGATGTCGCTCGGCACCAACGCCACCGACCGCGACTCGATGCGACGCATGGCGAAACGCTGGCTGGAAGATGCCAAGATGCTGCCAGACGACATCGACGACGAGGATGTGCTCTTCTTCTACGAAAATGAGAAGGAACATCGGGGAAAAAATATCGACGAATTGATAGAGAGCACAAAGGGTAATGCCCTTATGCGTAATAAAAAAATGTAAAAGTACATGTTAAGACATGTTAAAAAATAGGGTAAAACAGCAAAATTATTGTCCAACTCTAAAATTACATAAAACAAAACGTAATCAAACTAAAAAAATTGGGAAATATGGTACAGAATGAACAATGCCAGGAGTTACTGATGCAGGAGATAGTCCGCATCGACTTTATGCCGGTGGCGGCGCTGAAGGTGGCCGTGCCGTTTGCCAAACGCAACCTGACGGAGGTCGGCGTGACGATGGCTAACAACGACGCTCTGACGGACGCGAGGCTGAAAGCGGCATCGCTGTTGAGCCTGAATATGGCGGGCGACGCAACGGCGGATGCCGAGATGCAGGAGGGCGCAAGCCACACACCGACAAGGAAGCGCGAACTGATGGGAACAGTGTTTACACACACCCTGCAAATACCCATAGAATCGGGCTTCGACACCATCAGGACGAAGGAGGCGGCTCTGCAAACAGCGGACTTCCACATCGTGCTCACCACCTACGGCGGCGAGCGGTATCTGCTCTATGAAGTGCCGAACACCAGCCAGTTTTCCGTTGAAGAAACAACGGCGCAGAACACCAAGATGAGCATCAAGACAACAGTCGTCTCGATGAGCGGCATCATCCGCATACAGACAACGTGAAACATACATTATTTATTATATAGGGTAAAAGAATCAAATCAACTTTGCAGCCAGAAGCCCGTGAGGGTGTGAGGCGGTACTTCGTGTGTTTCACTCGGCAGCGACTTGAAAAGGTCGCTGCTTTTTTTGTTTTGTGGTGTTGCGTTGGCAACGCAACAGGCCGAACAAAAGCCCCATTTTGCCCGAAATGAGGCGAAAACCGCCGTTTTCTATCCCCGCCTTGCGCGTGTCTTGACCGAATTTTGCAGCAGGAAATTTAACACGCACAGAAATTTATGAACGGAATAATGGAAATGATGACCGCTAACAAGTGGTTGATAGAGCCAACCTTCGGTTTGAAGGCTATGAGGCTGCTCAACGCTATGGCGGCTGGTCATCTTCTGAAAGACGACAAGAAAGTCTATGGCGCTCGCTTCTACAGCATGGCAGACGGTACATTTGCAGCATACGATGCTGATAGCGAAGAGAACGCCGGAGGGAAGAATGTCGAGCAGCCTTTTGTTGATGTTCTTTACATCGAAGGCATACTGACCCGCGAGGGCGGTGCCTGCACCTACGGTTCCCGTGAACTTCGCGACATGATGATGGAGGCTGCAGACAAGGAGAACTGTCTTGGTCACTTGCTTCTTATCAATGGCCCCGGTGGTGTATCAAACACAATCCCAGACCTTCTGCAAGCCACTGACTACGCCCGCTCAAAGGGGCAGCCAATCGTAGGCCGTATTGATGGTCTTTGTGCTTCCGCCCATATTTGGGTGTCTGCCATGTGCGACGAGGTTTATTACAACAGCCCTACCGACCAAATCGGTAGCGTCGGCGTCTATTGGGCTAACATTTTGAATAAGGATGGCGACATCGACCCGGAGACAGGCGGAAAGTGGCACATCGTATATGACCCAGAGAGTTACGACAAGAATCGCTTCGTCCGCGAACTGGCAGAAAACGACGACGACACGCTCATCAAGGAAGAACTCATTGCCGACGGAGAGGCATTCCGCAACTTCATCAAGAGCCGCAGGCCAAATGTCAAGGACGAACATCTTCACGGCAAACTGTTTGACGTAAAGGACGTAGAGGGCATTCTCGTTGAAGGTCAGGCCACCATGCAGGAAGCTTTGAACCGCATCGTCGAACTGAGCGCAGGCAAGACCAGCGCAAACGGAACAAAAGGAAACAACCTATCAACCCAATTAAACAACAGTATTAACATGAAAGAAAAATTCCCAGCACTGTTTGCAGCCCTCCAGGTGGAGGAGATGCAGATGCAGGAGGGCGGTGCCTTCATGAACGAAGAGTTGCTTGCCACCCTGAACGCAGCCATCGAGGAGAATCAGAAGGGCGCTGCCGATGCTAAGGCTCTGGCAGACCAACTGACATCCGAGAAGGCAGAGTTGGAGCAGAAGCTCGAAACAGCCAACAGCGAGCACACAGCCGCTATCGAGGCTCTGAACACAGCACATGCCGAGGCTATCGCAGCCAAGGACGCTACCATCGAAGAGAAGCAGAACGCCATCGCTGCCCTGGAGCAGGAAAAGGCACAGCTTCAGAACGACTCGGAAGGCCAGAAGGCTCAGATTGAGACACTGACCGCCGAGCGTGACGAGGCTAAGACTTCTCTGGAAACCGCCAACGGCACTATCGCCGAGCGCGACCAGCAAATCAGCGACCTGAACGCACAGATTGAGGAACTGAGCAAAGATCCGGGCGAAGGCGCTCAGGCAGGCAGTCCCGCGAACAACGGCGCAGGCGTAGAGGAAGTTGAGGTAGCCATCAGCACTCAGTATGCCTACGACAGCTCCAAGAGATACGAAGAGAACATGAAGGCTAAAAAGGAGTGGGAAGCCGCTCACAAGTAAGCCGACATCCAAACAAGAAACCCAAAGATTCAATTAACTCAATTATTCACCAACAATTCTTTAACGACTATGGCATTTATTGGAATTGAAAACCTTACCCATGTGAAGGACCGCCTTCAGGGTAACATCATCCTCGGCCCTGCGTATTACAGCGAGGATGAGTTGAAGCGCATGGCCATCAAGGTCATCACTGGTGTGGAGTTCAAGGACACCGCTACCATCTTCAACCGCAAGGGTGGCACCGCTCGCCGCAAGGTGGTCGGTCAGTCACAGAACTCGACGCTCGGCTACATGACCGAGCGCGTACTCGAAGCCCACATTGTTTGGGATCACTACACAGCCAATGAGGACGACTTCCAGGAGAAGCCAGTGCAGATTACCATCAACGGTTCTGCCAAGCCTTCGTTCCCCAAGACGGAAGAGTTCGTCAACCAGATTGGCATTGCCTTCAACGACAATGTTTATCCCTGCATCTGGCACGGCGACGAGAACAGCGAGAAGCCCGAAATGGCTCTCTTCAACGGTCTGCACGCCAACCTCGACAAGGACATTGCCAACGGCGATGTTTCCGCAGCAGCAGGCAACCTGATTCCCTGCGCCGCTCTCGACGCTCCCGTTTCAGAAGGCGACTCCGCCGCTTGGGACGAGTTCGTGAAGTGGTACAACAAGTGGCATCCAGCACTGAAGCGCCGCGAGACTATCGTCTATATGAGCACCGCCTACGGCAACTACATTGCAGACGCCTACGAGCAGAAGCATCGTAGCCACCAGGCCGTTCAGTTCATCCCCGACGCAAACGGCAACTTCAAGGTACGCGAATACCCGAAGGTTACGTTCTGCCCCGGCGACGACTACGGTCAAGGCACACGTATGATTGCTACCATCCCTGGAAACATGGAGTTTGGCGTAAACAGCGAGGCCGACCAGAGCTTCGTCAGCATCATGCACGGCGACCCCACTCCTGGCGGCGACCACAAGACCATCACGTTCCAGATCCAGGGCGTGTTCGGCACTCGCATCCTGCGCATCAACGCAGCCAACTTCGTGACCAACGGCGGCACCATCGAGGACAAGTATTGGAGCGGCGACTACCAGAAGGACAGCTTCACGGTAGTGGCTAACAATGCTGCCTACGGTGACGTATCTGTTTCTCCCGCTGCTGTCAATGGCGAGTATGCTAAGGGCACAACCCTGACCATTACCGCCACTCCGAAGTTAGGCTACAAGTTCGTCCGCTGGCAGGGTGCAAGCAACGCCACCACCTCTACGGCTAACGTCGTAACGAAGGGTCAGCCTGAGAGCGCAGTCGCAATATTCGAGGCAGAAGGCAGCTCTTCGAGTGACTAAATTCTCCACGAAAGGGGCTTAGGGAGGTCAAACGCTATATCGCCCGTCCATACCTCCCTCCCCTTTAATAAACAGATTTAGTAATAACTTAACAGAAAGGAATACAATTATGTCACAAGTAAATTGCCCTACTTTGATGGACTACATCGCAGCAGAAGAGTGCATGGAGAACCTTGCAGGTCTCGGCGAGGTGGTTTATATCGGTCTTCGCGCTGACTTAATGGCTCCGCTGTCAGCTACCGACAACGTATATTCCACTCCTACCTTCAAGGACGGAAAAGGCTTGTTCAAGTTCGAGCTGAAGGAGGAAGCCCAGAAGATTGCCGGCGAGAGCCAAGGCAAGCGAAAGGGTTACAACATCACAGGCACGATGGTGTTTGACGGGGTGGATGCAAAGGTCAGCAAGATCCTTCGCGCCCTGAACAACCTCGACTGGTTTGCGATTTTTCCAGACCCCAGCGGCGACGCTCAGATTCTGTACGACCCCAACAAGAAGGTTCGCATCGAATCCGGCGGCGCAACGACCGACACGGGCGCTGCTGCCAGCGATGACCGCATCTCGACCGTAAACTTCATTCTCGGTCCAGTTGCCTACCCCAACTTGTTCGTTACCGCTCCGCAATCTGGCGGGTGGGACGACCTGTTGGCATCCTCTGAAACTTCCGAATAGGAATCTCGTTTTGGGAACGGGTTTTAGTTTATAGTTGGTTTCAACCCCGAAGATATCCGCTTCGGGGTTGATTCTTATACGGCAATCAACATAAAGTATGGAAATAGACTATGTGGTTCCGATGGTATTTCCAGAGGACATAAAATGGCGACACGACTATGTTACGGCAAACGGGAATTGGAGAGACGACAAGTCCGCACTTGGAAACGTGCGGTACAGGACATGGGGCACGGAACCTCTGCTCGTTAAGTGCATCCAGAAGTTCTTGCCTTGGGTAAGGGATATTGTCATTCTGTTGGCAAAGCCGTCGCAGGTGCAGGAGTGGATGGTTGCTGAGACAAAATCTCAGTACGAAGGGCCGCGATTGCGGCTGGTCTTCCACCGCGACTTCATGCCGGCAGACAAACTGCCTACGTTCAATAGTCGTGCGATTGAAATGTACCTGCATCGCATACCGGGCCTGGCAGATTACTTCCTATACGGCAATGACGACATGTTTCCATTGGCACCCATCAGAGAAGAGGATTTCTTTCAAGACGGACTTCCTTGTTTCCGTACAACGACAAAGGCATTCAATCCAGACAGTGCCTTCCATATTGCCTGTATGAACGGGATGAACTTTGTTGGCCGTGAGTTCGGGAAGCACTATTCTACAGGATGGCTTCACATGGGGCACTGCACGGTTCCGATGCTCCGAAAAACCTGCGAGATGTTCTGGCAGCGTTGGCCGAAGGAAATGGAGCGTAGTGTGACAAAGTTTCGCACTGTGCAGAACTTCAATCAATACATCTACTCGTGGTGGCACATTCTATCGGGTCAATATATTCAACACGCACCGCAGCGCGACTATGTTTCAACGAAGCTCAATACCATCAGCGAAATGCGGGACTCAATCCGTTCAGCGCAAGGTATTCTCTGCATCAACGACAACGAAGCCGTTGGTGATATACGGCCCTACGCTGCAGCTGTTGGACAGGAGATAGAAATGAAGTTAAGATAGTGTCCGCAACTGTTGATTGCAAAGCCTTACCTTTGCAATCAAAGTGAAGAGCGAAGAATTATATAATGTTCAATGTTCTTCCCTACGGTCAGGCGCAGGCGGAGCAATGGTTAATGTTCAATAAAAAAGAAACTATGGCAAATATAATCGAACCATGTTGTGCAGAGCGGCAACTGCCGTATCTGCTGAGGGAAGAGCGAGGTCACGCCGTGGTGTTCCAAACCAACGGCGACGTGACATTGGAGCATTGGATGAAAGCTGTCATGCTGATGGCCGGCAGCGAGCGGCCACGGGTGATGACACTCGCCGTGCCGGTGTTCACAGAAAAGATGATACGTGTTGTTGGTCGTTATCTGAGTCTGGAATGGGTAAAGACGCTGCGCCTGCTGACAACCGCACCGCTCACTAACGATGAGTTGAAACTACTAACAGAGAGAATAGGATGCAGCGTTGATACGATTGAAGAGCGCGTGGAGTTTGCTGCAGATGCCCGTGTGCCGGACGGACTGCTTGCATTCAGCGGGACAGAAGGGACCGTCATCATACAAGGTCGTATAGTTGACGCTGTAACACCAGGACTATCGCTCTACGCCGGTGTGTTTGGGCGCACTGAGGGGCTTGCTGTTCGCTCCATAACAGATGTCTGGAATGCGAACTTCAAGGCAAGGCGCTATGCCATTGTTAATGAACCGCAACAGACAGAACAGACGAAAAAGAAGAAAAATAATCGCAAAAAGAACTATAATGAAAAGTCCTCTGAAACTATGGCGGGAACGCCGAAGACAGAAGAAAGAACTGAAGAAGCAAAGTGAACTTTTTCAGACGTGGGCACTGCTGGAGAAAATCTTCCAGAGCGGACAGCTTTCTTTCGACAACAAAACCAACCGATTATTCATCACGCAGCCAATGACCGTCTTGCTTATGGCAAACGGCGCAGACGGATGGGTGAAAAGCGTCCATAACATCTATCAGTATATCTACTGGCAGCAGTCGCAGCAGGCATGGGAAGACTTTTTCCGCGAAGAAGAGCTTGCTGCAGTACGTCATGCTCTTGCCGAGAACAAGGATCTGCAACGTCAGGACATCGACCGCATCAAGCGGGCACGTCGGGCAGAAATAGCACTTGGCGACATGCAGCCGCCAAAGGTTGAGCCGTTCGAGTTCTTCATCATACCAGACAGCACAGAGGCTACCATAGAGCCGTTGGGCGTTGGTTACTACGACCCCAACACGGGAGAGATGGAAGTTGCAACATGGGAAGAAGTAAAACACCTGTTGAACTAAAAGTAGTGCAACGATAACAAGGATTCCAAATACCTGTTAGGTAATACATACTGAGACCTGCGAAAGAAAAAATGGTGGGTCTCGGCTCGCAATACTCTCTACTTTATTACGCGGCGCATCTACACCTCACCGAGACCCACGAATGGGATTCTTGTGTGTGTAGATGCGCTTTTTCTGTTAGTGTAATAAAGTAGAGACCGCAAAGTTAGAAAAAAAAATCAATATAAAGAGTATGAAGCGAGCAGATTTAATCCTTTATTGTGAAGAAATGATGCGAAAACTGCGAAAAGCGGGTGTTCGGCCTGACGATTACAAGTATGCTGACCTGTATCGGGACTATCTGAAGATGAAGCAGACAGAAAGCAGTCGGAAGGTAGTTATCCTGTCACTGGCGCAGAGGTACAGCTACACCGACAGGCAGGTATATAACATCATCAAGCACATGGAGAAAGAGATTGAATAAAACAAAAGCGGAGGCGCTGTCACAGCGGCTCCGCAGGAAACTATTAACCTCATAACAAAAACTTTTTATGACTAATTGTCCCTTTCGATTGGATTTCCGTTTTTGTCGTAACCTTGTGTGAACTTGGCTACGAAAGCCATGCCTGCGGGAATGCCGAGAAGATATGGATATATGTCGTTCCACCATTCGTGTGTCACGCCGCCACCCGCAGTAATTGCCGTATTAACCGCGAGAGCCGTGCCGCTGATGAGTGTGCAGCACCAGCAGATAATGCGGAAGAAGCGCGGCATGGCGTTGCGCCACCGGCTTTTTAGTGTTTCCAGCAGTTTCATTCTTTCGACAAAACTTGGTTGATATTCTTTACCTCTGCGGCAATGACAGCCTGCTCGGTGGTAATGGTGTTGATGTGCTTCTCTGTTTCGGACAGCTGCTTGACAACTTCCACTCTCAGCGCAGAAATGGCAGCGAGTATTTCATCTTGCTTTTTTGAGTGGTTGTCCATGCGCCGCTGCATGTTGTCCTGATTGCGTTGCAGCGTTTCGAGCGTTTTCTCGACGACAGCCATTTTTGTTCGTAACTGGTGAATATAGCCTATGTATAATCCTACTGCCGGAATAATGGCTGTCAGGATGTAGGGTAAGAGGGCGTTAAAAACTTCGTTCATTGTTATTTCTTTTTGTTTTTGCAAAGGTAGCGAAAAACTAAAATACCAACGGACATGAAAATGGCGGGCGACGGACTTTTGCCCGACACCCGCCGACGTTCACGGCGATATGAACGAACGGTTTATCGTTTTTTTAGAGGCAGACTATCGCTTTGAAAAGAGCCTGCCGAGTAGCCAGAATGTCGTCTGCGTGAGGACATTGGCAGCGACATCCGAGCCGAAAGCCTTATACCACTGGTCGCGGTCGGCGTGCTGGACAAGATGCTGCAGGTGCTGCTGGTTCTGCTGAATGGCCCGTAGAATTTCGTCGTAGTTCCTGTTTTGCAGGGAAAGCATGGCAAAGAGCCGCTTTTCCTCTTCGGACATCTTCTTGTAGATGTCCTCCAGCATCTTGCGGCGCACAAGCGCGTCAATGGCAGCGTTGTTCATGTGGATTCCTCGCGGAAAACCGCACAGCACAGGCTATAAGCCGAAGTATGAACGGATGTCATACACGCCGTCCTTGTCCTTCAGCACGTCGAGCGCCATTGCATGAATGCCGGGCACGATTTGCTCTGCGGGAATCTCGGAAAGCGGCTTTTTCAGGATTTTGTCGGCGATGGTCTGAGCGTGGTCGCTGTACTGCTTGTTCATCTCCGTCCAGAGTGCGCAGCTGTTGTAGTACGGCGCTTCCTCGGTTGGGATGCCGAGCGACTGCATGGCATTGTTCCACACGTCGCGCTTCCAAGGTGCTTCGGGCTTCATCTTAGAGACGATAGCCTCTGCCTCCTTTGGTGTGAGATACTGATGCCAACGGATGCTTTCCAGCTTCTGAATCATCTCCTCTGCTTCTGCGGGCATCTTTGCCAGCATCGCATCCATCATTTCTGTCATCACATGACCGAACACTTCCATGTTTTTTGGCTCGGCTGAAGCAGCCATCATGTTGTAGAGCATATTGTATTGCTCTTTCAGTTCTTGTGCGTTCATTTTATTTTCTGTTTTAATTAGATTTTAAGCCTGTTCAAACATGCTTATTTGCAGGATTTCTGCAGATATAAGCGGGAAACGGCGATTTTTTATTTCTTATTTCTTACTTAACACCACGGGCAGCGAGCCGTTGGAATGCGTGGCGTATATTGAACGGGTACGCGGCGGACGGCAATCCTGCGCTTCGTTTGTGGCTGTGGTACAGCAACGGACTCGACGGGCTGCTCAGTCGGATTCTGTTCCGTCTTCTTGGTTGTAGTCTTCGATTTTGCCATATATTCTATTATATAAAGTGTCGATAGCGTACATAAACAATTCGAGCCACATGGCAAGGAAAGAGCACAGGAGGGATATTGCAAGCGATAGCAAAGGGTTACAGCCTATTACCAGTTGGTATGCCAACACGCTCCAGCAGGTAAGGCACTTCGGGCAGTCGATGATCCACAACTTGCGCTTGATTATGCGCTCGATGGTGGGTATCAGTCCAAGGTGGTTGATGGCCGTGCAGACAAACACAATCGCTGCAATATCCCGCCAGTCCATACCTTATGCTCCAGTGGCAACAGTGAAGGCGAACTCCACTTCTGCGACGTTTGTGCTGGGACAGCCGCAGGAGGCTCCAACAGGCGATGCGCTCACGCCGAGTGCTGTCACGGTTGGCACATCGGCAGACGGACATGGGATGCACTTCGTCACGATGACCTTTTCCGTCTGCAGGCAGCTGTTAGGACAGCCATTGCCGCAACGATACACCTGCTGGTAGGTAAGGTCGCAGATGCAGCGGATGTCGCAGCAATACTGGTCGCCCACTGGACGAGGTACGCCAATCACCTGAATGTCGAAGTTACTTGCCAAGGGGAATCCGTCGGCATTGACACACATCTGGCGGTTGCCGCAAGTATAGTGCGTGCAATCCATCAGATAGGTTGTAGAGGCGGCTGTGCCTCCAGGGTACGGAGTAAGACTGTTGTAGAAAGTCTTTCCATTCTGATTACAAGCCATAGTTATTGAATTTATTTGGTTTATTTATACGAGGACCTATTCTCTGCACCGTCCTCCTCCTGTGCGTCTGTCTATTCTTCTTTTCTGAACTCTTTTGGGAAAAGTTCTCCCTCTCCGTTTGGGGAGAAGACGCTGGCTTCGTTGTTCTGAATTGCTTCCACCTTTGCCGCCATCTCTGTTATGGAGCCTTGCATCACCAGCATGTCGGCCTGCATCTTCTTCAGCAGCTCCATCATATTGTCGAGGACTTTCATGTTTGAGAAGGAATGTTGGCTGGCGCAATACTGCCGCTGTGCCGGTTGGCAGTTCAGGCAGTTGCCAGAGCATTGGAATTGCTGTTTATTATTGTTTTCTTGTGCCATAATATCGTTTTATTTGAAGTAGTCGATAATTTTGTTCCTTACGAATGGGTTGCTGTCCCATCCAGAGATTGCTTTTGCCGCTTTGCCTGCCAGGACTGGTCGGTTTTGCTTGGCGTGGAAGTCGATAAAGCCGACAATCGCCTTGCGCAGTTCTTCAACCTCCTGTTCGTCGTAGCCATACACCTCGAAACTGACAGGGAATACCTTAATTTCTCTCTTTCCGTCCATGTTTGCCGTGAATTATTATTGATTGATTGGTGGTAATTGAGTTTCGACTGCCGGAGCGGTTGACTCACTGGCTCCGCGTTTCTTGACGATGCCTTGGATGAAGTCGTAAGCCTGTGCCAGTGTCCCTTGATTCTCTTTTAGCCAGCCCATAATACCGTTCACGGTCTGTGCCGTGCTTTGCTGCCATGTAGGTGGCACGGGGTCATGGTCTGGCAAATCGGGCATATCGCCGGCAAAGAAGTCGTAGAGTTCCTTTGCCTCCTTCAAGTCACCTTTTGCGCAAAAGAGGCATTGAAGTTTCAGGCTGCTCTTGCTTGTTGCTCTTATCCCTTGCTGTACCATCTGCATACGTCGTTTTTTCTTTCCATAGTTGAACATATTGCCGTGAATTAGTTAAAAATGGAAATTAGGGGAAATCTTGGGAAAGTTTCCCCTAATCCCGTTTAGCCGAATGGCCGTTTAGCCGTTGCAGCCGCAACCTGGACAGTTACAGGGCTGGGGAGCGCTGTAGATGCTCACGGGAGTTGGGTTCAGGCTGGCGCGACCAGTCACGAAGTCCTCGTAGGTCTTCGTCATCACGCTGTTCACTGCGCTAAGCTCGGCAGCTTGCTGGGCTGTGAGGGTGCCTTGCTGACTGCCCTGAACGCTGTCGTTCACCGTGTTGGTGAGTGTGACGTCGCCAGCGATGCGCTCTGCACGCTCTGCGGCGAAGAGGTTGGTCAACTGGTCGAGCTGACGCTGTGTAGCTGTGTTCTGGAGCGCAGCAATCTCCTTGGCGGCCACGGCCACCTCCTTGGCTTGATTAGCCTTGGCGTTGCCATACATAGGACCGAAGATCCACGCGCCTACGCCGATAGCGGTGCCGACTGTGCCGAGCACGAGTCCAGCCACGCCAATGCCGCTGGTGTGCGACTTCGCCTGGATGTGCTGCGTCTTGAACTGTTCGTAAGGCGTCATGCCGCCTTCGTTTCCCATAGACTTTAAGGCCATGAGGTCTTGCATCTCTAATGCCATAGTGTTGAAGTTTTTTGTTGTGAATAAATTGGGTTTTGTTGGTAGAGCCGCAAGAATTAACGGCTTCCGAAGACAAAATTATGTATATCCAGACAAAGAAGCTTCGATTCTATCCAATACCAACCGAAGCACACTTTTCAACACTGAAAAAGGCATTTCAACACTTTTGTAAACAAGCAATTACGTTATATCGTAATATTGTAATAACGACATAAAAGGGCTGGTTTTAGACACTATACGCACAAAAATAGCGGCTTTCATTTCAATTATTGAAAGCCGCTATGCGTTAATTTTATGTTAAAAACAGGTGTCTAATGCTGTACGTTATACTTGGCATCAAACTTTAAGCCAGATTTTACTTCGTCGATGAGTCCGCCAGCGCCATACTTGTTTATGTAGGCCGGTACGCCATTCTTCTGCAGCTCCTGCACGGTGAAAGAGAGTTCTGCGACAACCTGTGCCAAAGCATTAAGTGTGGTACCGCCCAATATGTCGTTATTGCGTGATGACGTCATATCGTCAGGAGTAATCTCCGACGTATTGCCGCTGTCGTATGTACGATAGCCAGCGCCGCCGTGCTGCTGATAGGTGGCAAGGTAGCGGATAAGTTCCGGCTCGTTCATCATTATGGCTTTTGTGGTTTCGCGGCCTACCACGATTTCGGGACCGTTCTCGGCAACGAGAGCGGGCTGTCCTTGAACGGTGGTGGCGATGGGGTGCGTCACAAGGCCGTCCTTCGGCTGTGCTTCCTCCGTGGCGGTATATACCTTGCCGTCCTGCCCGATGAAGCGCTGCACGTTGCCCTTGTCGTAGGTCAGCATACCACTGACGAGCTTGGTCTTGGTGTTGGAGGCGGAGGAGGTATCTGTAGCCGATGCGGTTTCCTGCGAAGCGGTGGATTTTGCGCTATTGAGCAAAGCCATGAGCACCGATGTAATGACGGCAATCAGAGGAATACCCCAGAAACCGAGCTTTGCAATGGTCTTGGCTGCACCCTCACTGATACCGAACATCGTCATAATGGTTGCCTTGCCACCCTCTGCAGCCACTTCGGTTGCATTCTGTGCGGCTTGAACACCCAAGCCCATTGCGCCGATGCTTGACTGCGCAGCTACGCGAGCCGTACCGCCCTGCACCTCTATATTCGTCATCTGCACCTGGTGCTGCATTTCCTGCATCTCCATTTGCTTGTAGAAGAGTGCCTGCTGCACCTTCTTCATCAGGTTCTCGCTTGCCATCTTCAAGGTCAGCTTGGCGTATTCAATGCCCATGTTCTTTGCCATCTGACCGAAAGTGAGCTTACCTTCGCGGCTGATGCCCTGCCATTGTTCGCCGAGCATGGTGCCGACTTCCTCTCCGAATGAACTCAATGGCTCGCTCAACGTCTGAATCTTTGTGATGCGCTCTGCCACCTCTGCGCTCACCTTTTCGGCAAGGGCAGCGGCTTCTTTCAGCATCTCGTTCTGCTTCTCCATGATGAGTTCCTCGCTGGCATTGCGGGCACGCAGGTCTTCCAGCTCCTTGGCTCGCCACTCCATGCGGTTCTTGATGCGGGCTATTTCGGGGTCATCGGCAATGGTATCGGCAAAGCCATACGTCTGACCGAAGTTCTCGCCCTGACCCGTCGCCTTGCGAAGGTTCTCCTGCGTTTCTAAGGCGGTGTTTTCCTTCTTTTCCTGCGACTCCCATCCCATAGCCTGCCAACGCTCCGAGAACTCGCGCTTTTCCTTCTCGTAGTTCTTCTTTAGCGCAGCGTAGTAGTCGCGGTCCATGTCAATCATCGCCTTGTAGAAAGCCTGCATCTGCTCCTTGTACTGCTCCGGCTTCTCCAGCCATTCGTCCAGATTGGGGAACATCGAGGCAAACGACTCGCGGATTTTCTTGCCGTCCTTATCTACGGTGTGCATCAAGTCATCAATCATATTGCGAAGTTCGAGCGCATCCTTCTCGTCCACGCCATAGAACTTCTTCGTGTCCATCTTCACCACCTTCTCGGCAAGGCTCTGTACGTCCTTGGTGTTGGCGACGATTTCCGTACCGTCTGCCAACTGCTGCACCACCTTGTCGTAGCCGTCCGTGACAAGTCCCAGCTTCACCAGCTTGTCGCCAAACGTGCGCTGTGCCTGCTCCACAAACTCATACTGCAAGAGAATCTTGTCAATCTCCTGCTGCATAGCGGCCTGCCTGCGCTGGATGTTCAACTCGTTCTGGGCGGCATTCTTCAACATGGCTTGTGTAAACGAACCAGCATTCAAGTCATAGACTTTCTTCGAGCCGTCGAAGCGTTGCAACTTCTTTGCGGCTTCCTGCACGTCGATGGTCTGCACAGTGTTCAATGCCCGCTGTGAGTTGACATCATTAGGACGCAACAAGTCACTATCCATTGTCTTGCGCAGTTTCTCAAAGTCGCTGTCCTTGCCAGCAATGGCACGGCGAGCATTCATCAGCATTTCGTCCTTGCGGTTTCGGACATAGCTAATCATCTTGTCGGCTTCCTCGCGTGTCATCTTGCCGTCGGCCACCAACTGCTCCAATGCTGATTCCTGCAAGCGATAGAACTCCTCAATAGCATTGATGACAGCGGTGGAGTCCTTTTCTGCCTGCTCCATTTCGTCCTGAAAGCGCTTCTTTTCTTCCTGCTGCGCTTTTTTGAGTGCCTTCATTGCATCCTTATCTGGGGCTTCGTTTTCGAGAGTACCTTGACGTTTCCACTTGGCAAGTTGTACGGTTTCGTTGTATTCGTCGATGTTGAACTCCGACAGCTTGCGCTTCTTGCCGTTCTTGTCGATCCACGAATACTCGGTGTCGAACTTCTTGTCTATATCCTTATTCGTGCTTCGCTCGGCTCGATATGCTGCGATATAGTTATCAATAGCCTCGTATAGTTCCTTGCTACCGATACTCTTCCATCTAACACCATTGCCCGGTCCAACAACCTTGCTGCTATCAACCAACTCACCATTAACATACTTGAAAGAAAGGTTCGACCCAACAAGACGACCACCGCTAACGCCCATTTTCTGTTCAAGAAGCTCCCGATAAATCTCAGCAGTACCTTTTGAATAAAGAACACCGTCTTTCCTTATGTTTTGAGTTTCTTCGAGGTATTTCTTGTCAATCCCTTCAATTCCGAATGAACGTGCAGCGGCTTCTACCTTTGCCTGGTTCTCGATACGCGACATACGGTTTTCGCCGTTCTGCTGTGTGCGGTATTCCTCGCGCTCCTCGTAGGCTTTCTTGATTTTCATTATGTCAACCACCTTGGCATAAACTTTTGCAAGTTCTGCTACAGAGTTTATTTCAACGCCGAGGTAGTCAAGGTATTCTTGATAGTCAGTCCTGAATTGTTTGAGCATTTCTGCACGTTGTTTCTCTGACAAGGTGGCATCTTCGAGAGCCTTTTTGTAGGTTTGCAACGGCCTGACAACTTTTTCTATTGATTCTTTGGAGTTATCAAATGCGGCTTTGAGCTTTGCCTGGCGCTCCTGTTCACGCTTGGCTGCTTCCTCCGCTGCCTTGCTGTAATCATTGACAAGTGTAATGGCCGTTATAAGGGCTGATACGGCAAATAGAACCGCATTTGACTTCATTACGACATTGAACGCACCCATTGCGCCAGTTGCCATCACTATATCCTTATATAAGGTACGGAAAGCCGTAATCATGCCGCCAATGCCTGCAATCAGTCCCTTAAAGCCAAGAGTGGTGCCAAATATCATTGCAAAGCGTATGAGCACAGGGAACAATTTGATGAGCGCACCGATAGCCGACGCAATCGCATTGATTGACGTATGCAAAGAACCCATCAGTGCCTCGCTCTGCGTCATCTGCTTACTGAGGTCATACCAAGCCTGTGCCATCTCCTTGACCATATCCACACCTTCGGGATTGGTGAATGCCTTTGCCCATAGGTTAGAAGCACGTTCTACCAAAGCGGCGGCAGTTTGGTTTTGTATCATATACTCACCAATGACAGCCTCGCCCTCCTTGAAAGCATTGCGTGAGGTTTCAAGGTGCTTGCGCAGGATGTCGGCACGATCTGCCATTGTCGCCATGACATTGACAAGACGCGCTCCGTCGCTTCCCAAATCCTTGAAGATAGAGCCGAGCAGGTTCAAGTTGCCCTTCTCGTTCATCTTCTCGAATATCATCACAATGGCATCCATCGTCTTTCCTTCGTCATAAAGGCTCTTGATAGTGCCTTTGGTCAGTCCGAGCGAATCTTCAATAAGGTTATGCTGGCGCTGAATGCTTGTGAAGAGCTTGTTAAATGCCGTTGCGCTGACTTCTGGCATCAGTCCCATAGCATCCGATGCAGAACCGAGAGCCAACAAATCCTGTGTGCTGATACGGCTCACATTGGCAAGACCCATCAGTCGCTTGGAAAATTCCACGATGTTGCTGCCTGTTGCCGTAGATGTCGCTCCAAGTTGGAAGATAGCAGAGGCGGCTTTCTGCATAGCCTGCTCAACGCCGTACTTCGGTATCAAGCCCATTACCTCCACCATCTTGGAAAGTTCGGGCAATGCCTTTTCGCCCATATCCTCGCCAAGAGCCATCTGCACCTGCTCTGCGGCTTTCACGAAGCCGGTCAAGCCTTCCACGCCATAATTCTGACCTATGCCGAGCTTCGCACCTGTATAGGCCAACTGGTTCAGCATCTCAATGGTGTTGCGGGTGTCAATCTGCGAGAGGTTGCGGTAAAGCTGGTTAATGGCCTCGCCGCTCAATCCTGAAACTTTGCGGATATTGGCAAGGCTGTCGGATAGTTTGATGTTTGCCTTGAATACATCTTCAATCAGGCTCTTCACCTTATTGAATCCAGCAAAGCCAATCATATAGGTGGCAAGGTTCTTGGCAGTGGTAGCAAGAGTTGCAGAAAGTCCCTTGTTCGCGGTATTCAGTTTGTTTGTTGCGCCTGTATTCTTATCAATCTGCCTCTGTATGCGCTGCAAGTCATCAACCAGCTGCTTGCGCTTGGGGTCGCGCTCCGACATGTTGTTGAGTGCAGCCTTGCCTTCTTGTAGAGCCTTTTTGAGGTCTTTCAGCTTGGAGCCTGCGAGGTCTTTCATCACCTCGGCAAGTTTCTTTTGCTCGTCGCGGTTCTTCTGCACGTTGGTGCGCATAGCGTCCATCGCCTTTTCCAGTTCTTTCAGGCGCTTCTTCTCGTCGTCCTCTGCATAGCCGCGCTTCTTGATGGTTTTCAGCAGCTTCTCCTCCTCTTTGGCGAGGGCGGCCATACCACGTTCAAGACCTTCGATGACAGCCTTGACGTTGGTGGCGTTACAGGTGATGATGACTTCTTTCTTCTTTGCCATAACCTATATCTAATTGATAATTGAAAATTGATAATTGATAATTACCCCACGAAGAGCGTGAGGTCTTGGAATGTTTCGAGCATCTTGAACTCGTATTTCTTGCCGTAGAAGTCCTGCACATAGTCCTCCAAGCGGGTAAGCAGGTGATTCAATTCAGGCTGTATAGCAGGGCGATGTGTCTTGCCACCGCTGGGCACCCAATTTGTATAACGATTGCGATAGCGCACCTTGCGGCTGCGGTCAATGTCGCCTGACTTGCCCCACGCTCCGACACCTATATCCACATACTGCATATAATCATTGTAGCGGAACGACATCGTGACCATACCCGTATTCTCGTCGGCTTCAATGACAGTACCCTCAAAGGACTTGATGCCTTCGCCAGTAGATACCCAGCCGCCCAGCAATTTTCGTTTCTCATTGCGGACACGATAGCCTGGATAAACCTCGAAAGGCCAAACGCGCTGCGTCATCATGTTTATTTGAAGCTGCTGCAAGGTCTGCTCCTTGAACAGGTCGGCGATATAGCGCATCGGGAACAAATCTCTGCCTTCACCGAAATCTTCTGCTATTATTGTTGCCATAATCTAATCTTCTATTTTGCTACAATTTTTTGGTTCAACCGCTTGAAAGGGGGTGCGTCAACCGCTTGAAGGGGGGTGTGTCATACCTATGGATGTTTTGGTTGATGCGCATCAAAGGGGGTGTGTGATGCGCATCAAGGGGGGTGTGTGATGCGCATCAATCATCTTGGACGTATCTTTCCGGGTTGATGCAGAGGAGGCGGGGGGATATTTGTTCGATGGTGAGGCCGCAGAGTTGCCAACCGTTGAACATCGTTGGCAGGGTGCCCCAATGTGCGCCGTCAAGTTGGAGGCCGCGCAAGCCTTCAGCATACTGCTTGTCGGCAGCGGTGGCGGCGATGAACGCCGCAAGCTCGGACCCACCCCAGTCCCCTCCCATAATGGAGGGGTGCTTTCCATTTACTGCGGATTTCATCGCCCAGAGGACGGCGAGGAGGTCTTGCACCATGTCGTCGGTCTTGAAGCGGGCTTCGGTGGCACCCTCTTCGTCGGTGATGGCGGTCTTGGAGAGTGTGCCTGCGGGCTGCTTGGCGAGGAAGTAGATGACGTGGCGGTAGGAAATGGCCTTGGGGTTCTGCTGCGCCAGCTCCGCGTCGATGTGGGTGGCATAGGCCATACAGGGCGACGGCTGGGTGGCGTAGTTGCGGATGAAGTAGCTCTGGGCGTCTATCATCGAGATGCGAAAGAAGGTCTTGCGCGATGCGGCATTGTGTCTGAGCGGAGTGTAAAGTTCCGCCCAACGCTCTAAGAGGTTATCGAGTCTGAACATCTTTCTAAATGAAGAATTAAGAGTGAAGAATGAAGAATTTGCTACCGCACTGTTTCAATTTTTCAACTTTTCACAGCAGTGGCGGTGTCCAGCAGGCGGCTCGGTCAGATGTCTGATGGCTGATGTCTGATGGCTGATGGCAACAAGGACTGGCAGCGGCGGGGGCGGGGGCGGCTTCTGCTGGCTCTGTGTAGAGCGGACTTGCCTTGAATGCGGCGAGGGTATCGGCATCGGAGGCGTAGGCTTCGAGGAGGTCGCTCTGGTGCTGCTGGATGAACCTCTGGGCATCCTCCATCTTGCGCACACCGTCGTCGTGGAATGCAACCTTCTCCTCCTTTGTATATTTGAGGACGGAAGTCCGGCTGCCGAGCCATGCCACCATGACGCGGCGCAACTGGTGGATGATGCGCAGCTCCAATGGAGACTTGGTGGTGATGGGTTGTGCGTTGCCAGCCTGCTGTAGGCTGACATCAACGAGGTGGTCGAGGTATTCCTCCCCGATGGCTCCGGCAATGACCTCCTCCTGGATGAAGCGAAGGTCTGGGAGCATACGGATGAACTTCTCGCGACTCTCGGAGAAGTCGAGGTACTGCTGCAGGACAACGGCAGACGGGATGAGCATCGAGGCTGCAAGGTAGTAGTAGCGCGACTGCCGCCAGAGGGTGACGATTTCGGCAAGCTCAGCTGCTGGGTCGATGTCTTCGCCTTCGCTGGAATCGGAATCAACCAACTGGGTTTCGCCAGCGCCTAAGCTTTGCGAAGTAGCCTCCGGTTCGGCAGCGGCGAGGCTTACCCACCGCTCCAGTTCGGCAAGCATGATGTCGCAGGACTTCATGGCATTGGTGAAAGCCGTCTTGCGGTAGGTTTCCTTTTCCTTTTCGTCGGCCTTGGGGTAGTCGGAGGCGATGCTGACGTTCATTCCTGAATTGTTGAACGACACGCCCTGCATTCCAGACGCATTACCAAGGGCATCGAAGCCAACACAGCGTTGCGCCATGAGCAGCAGGCGATTCCAGTAGCCCGTCTGATAGTCTGCAACAGAAGAGCGGTTTTCGGGATGCGCCTTGTACCAAAGGCAGAGCGCTTCGTAGAGAGGTCTGCCAAGTTTGTCTTCGAGGAAATCGTGCTCGGAGTTGTCGATGAAGCCCATCATGCCGTCGATACTATCGAATGCGTGATTGGGATCTATGAGCCGAAGCTCTTCAATGGATGTTATTAGCATAACTTTTAAGTGAAAAGTGAATAGTGAAAAGTGAAAAATTTGCTACCGCCCAAATTGTAGATTGTAAATTTAGGTGGGTTGTTCCGCATTTGTGATGCCGGTCTTGCTGTTGTCGAGGGTTGTCAGCACTTCGCGGGGGATTTCCCATTCGAGGTGTTCGTCGTAGTCGTTGTAATACTTGACGAGATAGAGCGGCAGGAGCATGAGCTGCTGCATGGGCGACATCTGCACCTGTTTCAGCAGATATCGCTCGCGGAGGTCGGTGCCGCCGCTGCTGGCTACGTCGCCTGGGCTGTTGCCCACCAAGCGGCTGTCCAGCCCGAAGGCGAAGAACACGATGCTGCTGATTTCGGCAAGCTCCTTTTGGTTCGCTTCGGCTGTCTGCTTGTTGTTGGCCTCGATTTCTACGATTTTCCATGACTCGTAGGTTTTGCCGTCGGCCTTCGACTGGAAGGTGTAGGCTACGAGCGGCTTTCCCGTGTTATTTCGGTCTTCGAGGAAGCCATTGATTTGGTCGCGAAGTTCATTGAATACTTTTCTTCTGTCATCTGGATTATCAGCCTTTTTCTGATAATAAAGCCGCTCCATATATTCCTGATTCAGGTAGATGATGCGCCCGATGACATTGCTGTTCTGGCGGCGCTTGTTGCGGTCGCTCACCATTGTCATCAGGTACTCGTAGATGTCGCCGCTGAAGATGCTCTGCCAAGCAGGTATCGGATAGTACGGACGGCCTGCGGATGGGTAGGCTATCGGGAGGATGAAGCGCGTCGGTCGGCGACGGATGCTGCCATTCTCGCGGCGCGTCTCTCTGACAATTCTCTCCAAGTCAGTGAGGGGAGATTGCGGATCGAGTGCGGGGAGCGCGTCGATTTTCTGGTCTTCGGGTTTGATGACGATGTTGGCTTGGTTGCCCTGCTCAATCCATTGGTTTGATATATACACATAATTGATGCGTCCGTTTTGGTCTTTCCGTTCAAGGCGGCAGGCGTGGGCGCTGCGGTATTTCAGTCCTACAATCTTAGGTGTCCACATCGACGTGGGGAGGTTCTTGCCGTCTGCGCCAGTGGTGCGCTTGTTGAGCGTGATTTCTGGGAAGCAGATGTTTTGGTCCTGCATGTCCTCGACGAGCGAGAGGTAGGTGAGGTGGAGGTTGTTGCGACGAAGGAAGTCCTGAATGTCGGTGTTGGTGTCGTTCCACTTCTGGTAGTCCTTCTCCAATGCCTCGATTTGTTCGCGGATGTCTTCTGCAAGGTCGCTGCTTTTGTTATTGAAGCTATAGTCATCCGGATATTTATATGATTCATCGCTTCCTTTCTGCTTTGGCTCCTCTATCTTTGCCAGTTCGCGTTTCAGGTCACGAATCCATCCCTTCAAGAGGATGCCAGCGTCCTTGAATGCCACCCGCTTCTCCGTGAGGTTGCCGCCAACGTACTGTGTGTAGGCATAGACAGGTCGCGGTCCTTTGCCCTCGCATAAATCGACATTGAAGCGATGTGCGCTGGCTGTGTAGGGAGAAATCTCGCGCATCTGGCTGACCACATTCGGGTTGTTGTTGTAGATGCCCCATGCCATGTAGCCCAAGCCCTTCGTGCCGAGGTTGTCGGGTACGGGTACTTCGCCGCCGCTCGACAGATGAAGCGTTGCGTAGTGTTTGCCCGACTTGCCGTTCTCCTCGCACATCAGACGGGCGTGGATATACTCTTCCCATCCGTGCTTCATGCCTCCTGCCACTCCGTTGTGGCCGAAGTCATTGGGCATCGGGGCGGGAATGAAGCCCTGCTTCGCAAGGCGGTCCTGTTCACGGCGGAGCGCGTCGGCGCCGCGTACAGTGACCAGATTGGGATGCTGTGCTTTCTTGTTTGCCATTGTTGATAATCGTTTGAATTGTTATTGTTTTTTTCTGTTACAATGGCAAAGGTAAGAAAAGCAAAACCGATGCGCGGACAATAACCGACAGAGGAGGAGGGAAGATATGTCCGAATACTTTTCGCTTTCGTTCGTACTTTTGTCGCAGAAACAACATAAAAAAGAGACTATGGCACAGAAACTTTACACGGAAATGACTGCCGACGAGCAGTTGCAATGGATGAAGGGTTTTACGGAGTTTATGAACGACAGGCTCGACGCTCTGGTGAAGCCGCACCAGTGGGAACAGAAGGACAGCGACGAGATGAAGGTAGCCTTGAACCTGATTGGGGCTTGGCCTTTCGCCACGGATTTCGTAGAGAAGGCATTACACTACGGCGACTTCGAGGCGAGGGCAGGCCGACTAAGGATGTACTTCGAGCGGTGCAAGGCAGAGGTGAGCAAGACGCTGACGATGAAGGGCAGCGACGGACGCACCTTTGCGCTGGTGAAGCCCACCGTGCCGCTGCGCCGCAGGGGAAGGCCGTCGCTGGCAGAGGTGGAGGCAAGGAAGCACGGACTGGAAGTGCCGAAGCCGCAGGATGCCGAGATGGAAACGCAGATTATGATTGCCCGCATGATGGGGATTGAAGTCATTGTCAGCGACGAAGCACCCCGCGAGAAGAACAATGCGGAACTGGCAGCAGAGAGAGCCAAGCGCGAAGCGAAGGAAAGGGAGATGAACCCAAGTCTGTTCAACGATAACGATAACGAAAACGACAACAAGAACCAATCTTCAATGGTCAATGGTCAATGTTCAATGGACGAAATCTACACCGAGCGCATCGAGAACGACCGCCTGCACCTCTCCAGCATCAAGTGGCTTTGCTCGAAGGAACTGCAAGACCGCATCGACATGGTGAGGGCGCAGCGCACAGCATTCGGCGACGCGGCACAGACGGCCAAGGTGCTGGCAGAGCGTGGCGGCAGTCAGGAAGAGATAGCGAAGTACGCACAGTTGGCAGAAGAGGCTCGCGAGCAGTTCGAGAGCACCTACGCTGCGGTGGATGAAGAATTGGCTGTGCTGCACAAGCGACTGACCATAGACGAGCCGTTCACCGAGGGCTTCAAGAAGAAGTTCAAGGGCGTTGACCTCGCAAAAATCACCTACATCACCCGTCCGTACTACGAGAAATTGAAGTCGCCCGAACTGGACTTGCGCATCAAGACCATCATCGAGCAGGATTCGCCCGAATATGCCGAGCGGATGCGTCAGGAGGAAGCCGTGAAGAAGGAGGTGGCAGAACTCGTCCGCTACATCAAGCGCACCGACAAGGACGCTTCCGACGAGAGGGTAAAGACGATGGCACAGCGCATCGAGCGGCTGAGGGAACTGAAGGGCGACGAGTTCGCCGATTCCTTCCTGCCCATCCTGGAAAAGACGAAGGAGGACAACGCCGCATGGCGGGCTGAAAAGGACGAGAAGAAGGCAAGCAAGAAACCTGCATCCCAAACGACTAAACGACCAAACAACCAAACGACCAAGAAAACTAAGAAGCAATGAGCCAACCATCGCAAGGATATATAGACAAGGTTGTCAAGTGGACCTACGGACAGGTGGATTTGGAGCGGGTGAACATTCCGCTGCCCGGTCAGTTCCGTGCGCGGCTTGCATTGGAGTGCTACAAGCTCTTCACCGAAAATCCGTCCATACCCGTCCGTACACTTGCCACCCGCATCGCAGAGCGTGACTACAAGAACCTCTTCGCACAGGCAGAGCTTGGCAACGAGTCGGCTATTGAGATGATTCGTGCGCTGGGCATCGCCAAAGACCCTGAGACGGGTGCCGTCACGAAGCGCGGCGCAACGGAAATCGCCAACGATATCTATCTCATCAATCAGCTTGTGGGCAGGATTAACGTATCAAAGAAGCACATCCACAAGGCGATGTTCGAGGACAACATCTCGTGGATGATGAACTACGGACGAAAGACAGGCACTTGGCAGGCCGTGAAGCAGGCTAACCAAGACCTTGCGAAAATCAACAACGACTTCAAGGAGGACGACGACCCGCAGGAGCAGATGCCGAACACCAACATCAACATCACTGGCGACGTGAGCGTTGTCAAGCAAGGCCGCGAAAGCATGTCGGACGAAGAAAGAGAGAAGATGCGCAAACGCTACGGCATGACGGAAAAGGAAATGATGACGGAAATGGAGGAAATCAACGGCATCTGGCAGCCCGTCGAAGAGGAAGAAAAGGATATATTCGTGGAGAACGAGGAATAGGTATGGCAAAGAAGAAAAAGAAGAACCGCGATTGGGAGGATTGGGAAGATATGCCCGACGAGACGGAGCTGCCTGGAAACGGCGATGGCTTCCAAGTTCACCTCCGCGACTATGTGATAGAGGAAAAGGTGAGTGCCTTCGTGCGGCACTATAAACCTTGTGGCGAGTTCGACCCGAACTATGAGCAGTTCGACGAGTCGCGGCTCCGCGACTTCTTCAAGGCGACTGTCTGCGGACTCGGCGACCCGCTGAAACTCTATATCGACGACCTGAAAATGGCGGGATTCAAAATGGACGTGTCGGTAGCCACAGGCGAACCCTGTATCTTTGCAAGACAAAAATCATAGACACTATGGCACAGGACACTCGCGATGTATATATGAACCGCGTCCAGCAGCGCATCTTCTATGCTGGAGCAAGAGACCTCCGCGTCCTTGCTGCCCGACGCTTCGGTAAGACAGACGGTGTGCTCGGTCCGCGCATCTGGGCAGTGGCTCAATCCCTGCCGCAAGGGGCGGGTGCTTTCCTTGGCGCAAGCAGGAAGCAACTCTATTCAAGGACTATCCCAGGTGTGGTTGCCGCATTGGAGCGTTTCTATGGTTTCAAGGAAGGCGTACACTTCGGCTGGGGCAAGCCGCCCAAAGGTACGCAGCAGTGCATCATACGCCCGAAGTCCTACGAGAATGCCATGTGGTTTGCCAACGGCCACTTGATGCACGCACTCAGCCTTTCTGTGTTTGGTAGTGCCAACGGCATGACGCTCTGCTATGTGGATGCCGACGAGTGCAAGTTTCTCCCCAAGAAGAAAATTGACGAGGAGGTGATGCCGGCCAACAGCGGCATTGTGCATCCGTTGGGCGACAAACGCTTTTCGGAAGAGAACCCATTCTACAAGAGCACCTGCTTCGTCAGCGACGCTTCGCTGGTCAACAGGGGCAACTGGCTTGGCAGGGAAGAGGATATGCTCGACACAGTGATTGACCACGGCGAGTTCGAGGGCAAGACATACCGCGACATACAGACCGAACTGGAGCAGTATGCCGACCGCGTAATCTTCTTCAACGAACTGCTGCGCTCGGCCAAGAAGGACGGACACAGGGTGCAGGTGGTGTCGCCTGAGACCAAGGAGCGCATCCGTGCGCTGGCCGCCGCCGTTGAACTGCGCGAGGGTGGATATAGGATTGTACCCAAGCAGAACAAAGTCGATTCCAAGGACACCATCACGCGCCTTGTGTCCTACAAGCTCATCAGCGAGGAGGATGCCGAACTGCTCTACGACTACCGCTTCCTGATTACTCACGAAGAACATTTTGAGATGATGGCGATACGAGGCGCAAAGAAATACAGGAAGCATATCGACGATCTGCGTTGTAATTCGTTCTATTTTGTGCGGGCATCCGCACTTGACAATATAGATATCCTTGGCGAAGACTATTTGCGGAGAATGAAGCGCGACTTGCCTGCGCTCGTTTACTGCATATCCGTGCTAAACCTGCGTCCGAAGAAATCGGGCGAAGGCTTCTACTGCAACTTCGACCCCGACATACATACCTACATAGACGATGACTGCCCAGCCATCAACGATTCCTACAAGATTAAGCAGGGCAAACAGATAGTTGGCGGCACGGCATACCCCACCGAGTACGAAAGCCCAGACTTCGACTACCTCTCCAACATCAAGGACTGCTCGCTCGACGGCGACCTGCGCGACGACCTCGACCTTGAAATAGCCCTCGACTACAACAACCTCATTAACTGGATTGTCATCGGTCAGCAGTATAAGCGAGGCGGCGTAGAGACACTGAATGTCCTCAATTCGATGTTCGTGAAGAACGGCGGCATGATTCAAGACCTCATACGCGACTTCGACCGCTACTATGCCCCGCACAAAAAGAAGAACAAGCACATCAACTACTACTTCTCCCACACCGCCAAGTTCAAGCTGCACGGCATTTCAATGGACGACATCAAAGATACCGTGATAAAGGAACTTCGCAAGTACGGCTGGCAAGTAAATCCCGTCGATATGGGGCAGGCACCAAGCCACATGCAGAAATACAAGGACATCAACGAGGCATTTGCAGGCTTCGGCTATCCCGCCATTGCCTTCAACCAGCAGAACAACGAACCGCTGACGGCAGCAGTCGAGCAATGCGATGTCAAACTCAGCTACGGCCACAACGGTTCGACGTTCAAGAAGCAGAAGGGAGGTGAGAAACTATCCGTAGATGCTCAGGATTCCACACCAGAGGAACTCCGCACCGACGGAACGGACGCTTTCGACGAACTATACATGGGCGTGAAGCACTTCCGTGGCGGCATCGGCTTCGTCGTCATGCCAGACGGGATGTAACAGTTATTTTTCTGCTTGCTCCAACAATTTGCCTATTGCGTCAATGACGTTAGGGCTACACCTTTCAGAGAACTTCAGAATCATGTTACATTCTTCCTCGGTGTACTCTGTCTCGCTGTCTGAATTGTATATCTTCAGCGCAAGAGCATGAGCTGCAACTCCAATACCCGTATTATATATAAGATCTGCGAACTGCTCTCTGATATTCTCTACTACGCACTGCTTTTTTGCAATGCCTGTGAAAACCTCTACTCTTTCAAAGTCTATTTTCATATTATGATAATTTTATTCCGCAAATGCACTAATTATACTTTTCCATTCAGCAACATAAGACTCATCCCACTGTCCCGACGGTGTACCAGCCCATCGTTCTCTATATGTAACAAATTTTGGTGTTATACTTAATTGACAAAGATAGCCGTTTAAGGTTATTTCTTCTGGTCCAATTTCAATGTTAAATTCCGGATGTGCTGCAATATATACACCTACTTTCCCAGCACTACTATATCCGCTTGACGGAGTTGAACCACTAAAATATCCCCATCCAATTTCTACAGTTTTGGCATATACTGCTGACACATCTGGATAAGGTGGATTATTTTGATCTATTGATGTAGGCCCAGAGCATATTATACCTCCATTAAAGGAATCAATAACGACTCGGTGCATCATTGTCGTATATTCAGATGTTATAACACCGCTTACCTCTGCTCCTGTTGCAAATAACTTGCCTGCTTTTGACACCTTGAAAGTTGCTCCGTTAGGCTGTGTATTACCTATCCACAATGGATAGTCACCACCGCCAAGACCTGCAACTATTGTGGTACCATCAGCATCCATCACAAGCAGTTGATTCGTCTGTGCAAACTTCAGAAGGGCATTCTGGGCAATAATCAGAGGCGTGTAGATAGGCTGCAGATTGTTGAACGGTTGCCAATAGGTAGTGTTCGTGACCGGAATACTCGCTGAAGATGTATGTGTCCGCTTGCACTCGTAGGCATTGAACGTGTTTGGACCAGTCGTTACAACTGCGATGTCAAGGTATCGGGTGCCACTCGTGAGAGCTTTGTCATTATGGTACTCTATACCAACTGCCCATTCGCTCACACGCAGTATGCACCCGTCTTTCGCGCTGCGTCGTACCGTGATATGTCCCGTTGCGCTCGGCATGTGATTTTGTCTTTAGAGTGATGATACAACTGTTGCTGCTATCTCCTTGGCGTGTTTTCGCCAGCCCTGATAGGCTTCGTACTCCTCCAGGTATTCTTCCCTCTTCTCCGGCGTGATAGTGCTCTCCGAATCGCTGGCCTCCGCATAGTTGGCCATGATAGCCTGCACCTGGTCGGCGCTGTAGCGGTCGTTCACAATAGCGGAAACGATGTCGCCGTAGCCGCGTCCCTTCACATCCACGCTCTCGCAGTTGTAGATGTCCGTCCTATCATCACCCTCAACAGGCTCTGCCTGCGTGAAGTCGAACAGCAGGCGCAACAGTACGCCTTCGATTGTAACCTGTACTCCACTCTGAGGGAGTTCTGTCATTTGATAACTTGCTTTCATTGTCTTTTTGTTTTTATTGGTGAAACATCATTCTTCAAAGTAATACGCGCTCTTGCCGTCGCCGAGACTTCTACGCTTTACCCTGACGTCATCAACAGGGAACACCTTGCTCCCACGCTTCTCTGCCTCACTCGCCTGGTCGAGCACGTCTTTTATGTTGAAGCAGTTCGTTATGAACTTGAAACGCTGGCCGTCCTGCTCGCACAGAACGCAATACCTGCCAGGTCCCTGTCGCGTTGTAATGTTCGGTTGAAAATCCAACACCGTAAACGGCATGTTCAGAATGTCCATGAGTTTCCTCTCCGGAACATCGAAGAACTTCTGACCGTCTTTCACAAGGTCGCGCTTTTTGAATCCTAAGCTTGCAAAACTCATATCGTTGTCTGTTAATTTATTCCACAGGTGCTTGCAATCGCCCCACTTGCACCAGCCCCAATAGCTGGCAAGGACTTCGCGCCTCCTGTCTTTGTCTGTTAATCGTTTACTCTTTCGTGCAAAGGTCTGTTTGATGCTCTTTCTGAGCCTGATCCTATGTACAGTGAACCTATATCCCAAGAAGTCTATCGTGCGACCTCTTGCTTCGCTTGCGTTTACGGTCTCTCTTCCGTTCATTGCGACGTTCTATTCCGATTGGTGCAACAACTGCAGAGTGTTTCACTACCAGACCTATCTCGGAAGATACGCTCTCAAACGCCTCCAAGTCCCTGCGAGCCGCCGCCTTTGTCATCGCCCTGCCTGTGGCATCGTCGCAGTAACGAAGGTAACACTTCACCCTCCGCTGCTCCTTCATGTAGTGGTCTATGACGCTGGCGGCGAAGTTGCCGAGCGGCTGGCTTGTGAATGCGCCTATAGGCACACCTCTCTTTCCATCGTAGTTCTTCATTCAATTCATTCGTTATTTCTTCACCCGATTCGTATGAGAACACCGCAATATCCATGAGTTCTATAAACCGCTCATCTTTGAACTTGTGCCGCAGGGCTTCTCGCATCACGTCGTGAGGAATGGAGAGGTAGAACTTCTTGAAGTCCGTCTTCCAAAACCACTTGTATTCGGGATAGCGTCTGAGCATCATCTTCATCCGCTTTACTCCGAAATGCAGCCCCTTTCCCTTGATGCAGGCAAACGTGTCGTGAATCAGACTTCTGTATATGTAAGGCCCTACTATCTGCATGATGGCATGAGCCAATATACGCCAGGGATGGTATTTCTGCTTCGCTATGTGCCGGAGCTTTCCTGCATCGCTTACCACGTCCATGAACTCGTATTCGCACGGCGGGAAGTCCAAAGTGAGAATCATCATCTGAATCTCTCGCAAGTCCTGCTCCGCGTGTTCGTTGTGCCTGCGTATGAAGCGGTTCTTCTTGACCTTTCCGTTCTGTGCCGCCCTGTCAGCGTCTCTGAGGTTGTCGATGTCCGCAATGCGCTCGATGAGATACCCTGCTCTCTTAGGCTCTTTTCCTCCGTTGGCCTCGACACTCTTCCAATAGTCCGCTATTCGGGCTTTCAGAATCATGTCGATGGCCTCTGGGTCAAGTGAATTCCAATCTATGTTCTCTGTCTTTGCCATACTTTCATTTTGTCTTTTCAGACCATTTCGTTCATTATCCCGATACTGCTCTGCCTTTCGGCTTGCTTGGATAACCAGCCCACGGCGTTCGAGAGAAACCTACTTGCCGTGCTTGTCTGTCTGCAAGGAAACAGACCTTTCCGCACTTGATTTTCTGCCATCGCGGAACACGTCCGCTACGCAGCGTAGTTCATTATACGCGCTGGGGCAAGGCTCGGAGAATGTTTAAGATTTACGGACATACAGTTTTCCGTGTTCCAAAGTATGGCGGGCCCCGATGTTCGCATTCGAGTTCGAGAAAGCGTTATTCGAGTTCACGTAAGCGAGACCGCAATTCGCGCCGTTATTCGCATCACCGCCCCACAGGACCAACTCATTCCCCTCTACCTACCTCCGTCGCCTGTCGGTTCTCGCCCCGAAGCCGCCAGCGTGGTCGGTCGCGCTTTGCGGCGCGACCTCTCGTTGGCCGTGATTCTTCCTCGGATTGGACGGAGGGTTTTCATTTTATTCAAAGAACAAATCGTTTGAGTATCTCTTCTTATTGGGTGATTGGTCGTGAAACAAACCTCGTGTTATGCGATATCTGCACCATTCACAATCGTTAATTCACCATAGTAAGCAAGGCGGGCCCCGAAGTACGCATACGAGAACGAGAAAGCGTGATACGAGCTCACGTAAGCGAGACCGCAATCCGCGCCGTCATTCGCACCACCGCCCCACAGGACCAACTGTCCAGTGGTGGACGCATAGGAGTAATCACACCAGTAGCTCGTAGAGCCGCCGTCTAATGATGCAGGGAACAGGTCGAAATATTCGCCGAGCAATTCTGTTTTAATATAGCCGCTCGAAGTGAGACGATTAAGTTCCCTATACTCGCCGCTTGGATGACTGGCAAGTTCTGCTGCCGAAGGCATACGGTTGCCCTCGTAAACGAATACTTCGCTACCTGTTTGCCCGCTGTTCGAGGAAGAGCCGCAATAGATGCCCTGTATCATTTCCCATTGCCAACCATAGGGGTCTTCAATGCCGAAGAGACTAACGTGGGAGCAATTTGTTCCACCTGAAACGCTTACATCAATTTTCCCTGCGGCATCGCCAAGGCTTTTTGTCGCTCCTGTCTGTAATGATTGCGTTTCAGTCCAGCCAACACCGTTGGATGTGCTACCGCAAAGTCCGTAGCCAAGTTGGGCTTGAATGTTGGGGGAGCCATACTCGGAGAGGGCAAGCATCATCATAAACCTGATATGGTCGTAGTTCGTAAGCCCCCAGTTGCTGCCGTTCATTTTTGCCAACTGCAAGAACTGCGATATCGTCTTGGACCCTGCAGGAGCTGCGCCAGAACGCGAAACAAGTTCCGTAAGTGTTGTCGTGCCTTTATATGCACCGATTACGGGATGCTTGATTACATGACCTCCAATAGGAATCATGCTCATCCACAGATAATTCACATTCGTCACGGGGTCACTCACTACACGGTAGTACAAATCGGGGAATACCACCATAATATTCCCATCCGTTTCGTCAAGCGGCGTTCCATCGGCATAAATGCCGCTGTTTTCCGTTGAAAGCTTTGCAGCAGTTCCGTTTTGCTTCACGAGATAGCGTCCGCTCTTTGCCTTATACTCCTCCCACAGGTTGAGATTACCGACACGTCCCCAGGCGGGACTTGATAAATTCTGTTTCAGAGGCACGCCCCACGCCACGGAGTGAAGAAGCTGTGTGTCGCCGGAATTGATAGCATCAATTAAGTTTGCAAGGGTAATTCTGCGGACAGAGCCACCTACCTCTATAATGATAGAGTTCCCCAACTGCATCGTATTTACGGCTGTTGCCGTTGCCAAATTCTTCTTTGCCATTTTCTGTTAGTTTAATATAGTGAATAATTGTTTACTCAGACGAACTGTCGGATAAGCTATCAGACCAGCTGACTTCCGCTGTAACCTCCACATCGTTTTCCTGTCCTCCGGCATCGGTTTCGGTAGTCGTAACCTGTATGGAGTTCGTACTTGAAGATTTGAGAACAGACCAATCTGACTTCTTCATAATGTACATCGCCCATATCGGACTTGTTGGAGTCACCTCGGCACCTGTTCTCATATTGATTATCCTCGCCCCGACGGTTACTGGAGAGCCTGTATCTACCTCTTTGTTCGTGCTTGAAATGTAGCAGTCAACTTTGAAATCATCGAGCGTATCAATGATTCTGATTCCGGCCCTGCATACATAGTCTGTGTCACCAGAGTTCTCGTAAAACTCTGCTATGAATAGCTGAGTACCGTCCACATCGTTGCGAGTAACGGTTATTTCCTTCAAACCTGCCTTTTCAGCCCATTCTACTGTGTCTTTGTACCACTTCACGTAGTAGTTTGTGACATTTTTCCCAGAACATTCAAGTTTCGTTGTGAGTGTCGAACTCGTTACTAATGACGTTAGCTGCTCTGTGCCTGCCATGACAAAACCGACATAGGATGATGCACCGATGTACTGGATGAGAATATCAATGCTCTTCTCTACATTGTACTCCACCCCGCCAACGCTGGCAACAGCCTTGTATGTCAGACTGTCACTTGCAATGTTTGTGATCGACGCGAGGTTTGCGATGATTTTCAGTGAACCTACGTTGCTTCCGGAAATCCTTATGGCAAACTTACCTGTGCTGTCAGCCTGCCAGTCACCGGAAATCGCTCCGTTGAAAGTTAGGGGGACAGAATTGTTGTTGTAATACCATTGGTGACTGCCCAATGTTACCGCATTACCGCGTACTGAGTTCGCAACAGGTATGATTTCCGGCTGGTTTGCCGCAACCGTCCAGTCTGGCGTTACGCCACCGGTATTTGGGTCAACGCCTTGATAAAGCGGTATTCCGTTGTTGTTGAATGTGAGGAACAGAGAGTCCCCGTTACGCAGTCTCTTGATGGTGATACTGCCTTGTGCAGAATAATTGTTAGCCATTGTTCCAGCCTCCTTGTTCTAATTCGTTAATAATATCTTGATGTGTGTAGATGGAACCCAGGATGAGTTCGCACTTTTTCTCCAGCGTCGGAGCAGAAGCAAGTGCAGGGTTGCATTCCATCTCTTTCTCGTTTAACAGGATAAGGTTTCCATTCACCCTGTGTCCGTGAAGCTCGAAGCCATAGGCTACAGCTTTCACCTTGTCTGCAATAATGTACCGCATATTAGTTGAAAATTAGTGTGTCTCCGTTTTCGTCTGTCAGTTCATTGCTTAGTTCGTCCCTTGCAACGCTCATCACTTCCTTCTGATTGCCTTCGCAGTAAACGTCAATCCAGTTGTTGAGATAGGTGTTGCCGATACCTGTCTTCGATAATTGGAAGACAATTTCGCCGCCCTCTCCATGTTCTACGGCTGTAAGGGCCGCTGTGTCTGTCTTCCATAAAATCTTGATAATGCTTTCCGGACAATCTACCGTATTGCCGTCGCAGTCCACCATAGCAACGTCGTAACGCTCTTTGTCGTTGGGAGAAATGCTTGTTCCGTTCGTGGGCCGGATATCGAACTTCGGATAAACCCTGTTCACGGAGAACTGATACTGTGCCAAGCGGGTGGTACCTTTGTAAACACGAATCAGGTAGTCGCGCTTCTCTATGAGACGAAGGTCTAATGTTATATAGGTTTTCGTAACTGCTATAACTTCCTCGTCGCTCGACGGAGTAAGAGCAGTGAGCATAAGTACAGGTGACACAGAGTCTATCCTGCAAAGTTCCAATGTATATTCTGTCGTCGGAAGAATCTCCTTTCCCTTGAATACCGTTACCGGTATTGTGCGCTCATAGCAGTTTTCGTCAATCGAAGCGTTCCTGTTCACTTCGCTGTCTGTTGTCAGTCCGTGTGCTACCTTATATTCATACAGGTGCAGCTTGTCCTTGAATGGATCGTACTGGATAATCTGGTCGTCACCGATGCTAATGTTATACTCGTCGTCGCTGCTGTCCTCCGTAATCAGGGTGATAGGGTCGCACTTGATGGGTATGTTCACGCCCAGCCTGTCATCTGCAAGCTCTGCCTCGAAGCTCAGTTCCACATGAGAGCCAGGGTTGATGTTCTTGTAGATGGTGATGTCGCCGCGTGTTACGCCTGTTGCTGTTTCTATTGTGAACTTGTTTTCCCATTCACTGAGCGTCGTAATATCCACCCCGTTGACCTTCCACACCATATTTGCAAGATATGCGTTAGCCCGTGGGTGCTTCCAGCTTCCATCCTTTGCATGAGCCACCACGTCGGGGTGTATGACGGTTGGCGACAATGTGCGATCTGGTTCGAGTTCGTCCAGATGTGAATTGTAAACCTGCGTCACCGGAGAGAGAGGAGTCGTGCAGACAAGCCCAGCCATAATGGTTAACGGTGCATAGTCTCTCCTGATTCGTTTTCTTTGGCTTTCCATTTTATATTTCTAATTGAAATTGTGAATTACTGCCGTCTGCAAGATACGCCTTGAATGTAAAGAGCGTACTCAGTACGTTTGTGTTGTTTCCGAGGTCGTCTATCGTCGGGTTTGTGTCGTGACATAAGACGAGCTGACCTGGATTCAAATACTCTTCTTCTCCTTCCTCCTGTGCAGGTCTTGGATTTCCCCGGTAGAAGTCAATGACCTTTTCTCGGTACAGCCACGCAGCATCATCGGCTGCATCGCCGCTGTCACGTACCACCTCCCATTGAGTCACCTGCGACGTCACATCATCCCAACCGCGCATCACCGTACATGTCACAAGCATACTCTCTCCCATTGCCAGGAAACTGTCTCCCTGCGTGTCTATCTCCATGCGTGGCGGCAAGTTCTCGAACTGCTGGATAGTGCCGCTCATGTAGATATTGTTCAGATAAGCGGAATAGCCCGTCATGTCCAGGCCGAAAACAGACAGGTTCGAGAGGTCGCCGAACTGAGCGCCGACGTTGTTCTCGTTGAACTCCCACCAGTTCACACCCATCAGGAAACGCTCGTATGTGAGGGTGGAATAGCGCGAGGACTGCCTGTCCGTGTTCGTGAAGTTGCCGTATGCCACGAAGTGCATTGCTTCGCAGGGATGATGACTCTGCGTCCAGCTGCCTCCTGCCGTTCTTCCTGCTTCACCAGTCGGCCTCGGCAGGTTGTTCGTAGGCCTCAGAGCATAGCGGAATCTGCTGTTTTTCGCATTGTCCAATATCTCGGTCACACGGAAATAGCTGGTAAAGAATCCGCCAAACTTGAAGTTGCCTATGCCGTCGTCATAACTCTCCGCATCATTGTTGGCTGGCGTTATGCCGTCGTGGAAGATGCCCTGACAGATATCATCCACTGCGATTGTGCCGATTTCCCCGTCTTCGAGATGCAGTGTGATGGTGCCAGTCGTAAGGATATTCCCCTGTTCGTCTTCATCGGGTGTTACGCTCTCGATGATGCCGCCGCCTGGCGCACGCCACTGGTTGCCGACGTATATGCTCACGCGGTTGTACCTCAGCTCCGGCACTTCAAGGAAGCGGCGCAATGTAAGGCTTTCAAGCTCGCCTTGTCCAAGTCCGTCTATCTTGCCGCCATGTCCTGCAAGACCAGACGCGAATGAAGAACCGAACTGAGCGCCATACTCATGGATAGACTTCTGCTTGAATGTTATCTGTCCGTTCGCTTCGTCGTCAACGTCTTTCCGCAGGTAGTGCTGCTTGATGAAGTTCGGCGTGGCTACAAGCGTGTCGGAGTTGATATACTGGCTGGGTGTGGCTGCTGTGGCAACACCTGTCAGTTCATTGTTTGCGCCACCGAGGAAGATGTTCTGGAAGAACGAGCCGGCATTCATCAGAATCCGCTTCAGGAATGAAACGGTATCAGTGGTTTTAGAGTATGAGTACCAGTCTGACTCGGACATATCCACGATATCCTCGTATGTGCCAAGCGAGCCCCAGACCATATCTTGTGTCCATTCGCGATGCAGCGGAGAGCCTGTCGGTGCCGAGATGATGCCCTGCAGCCAAACGTAGAAATAGTCCATCGAGCCAATCTGCTCGTCGTTGTCGTTCTTGCCGTACAGGTCTATCTTCTCGCTTGGGAAGACCACAACTGCCAGCGTGCTGAAACTTGCCTTTCTTGGAATGGCGGCATAGACATATTTCAGTGTGTCGCTATTGAAGAATGTTGGCGATATGACAAGGGACCAGCGCTTTGGGTTTCTGCCGTTGTCAAGTCCAAGCCCGTCGCCGTTGCCTGCATACTGTTCGCCGGCACTCTCAGGCTTGACACTCTCGATATAGCACGAAATTATCGAGCCACTTACTATGCTGCCTTGTATGCGGTTCTCATCGCCAAGGGCATTCAGTGAAATGCTGATGGCGTTCGGCGCTATCCAGTAATTCTTTGTCGTGGCTTCGAGTCCCATAGCATTTTAATAAACGAGGTCCAACTCTATTTTGAACTGCACTTTCATCGGCTGCGCTTTCTCCTGGTCGATGATGGTCTCTGTCTCTTCTGGCATGACGTGACACTGAATCCACTGCGACCCCACCTTAATCCACACCAGCTGCGCCTTCAGGAACTCGTGGATGTACCACGATGCCCATGCTTCGTCGAGCGGACCGCTGACCAGTGTCCAAGCATCCTTGTCATCGTTCTTAACGGTCATGGTGCGGCTGAACTTCTTCAGGGTCTCCCGCCTTGCGATGGTGTATTTCTCGGTATGGATGTTCGCCTCCTTCTTGACAAAGGAGGTGACATTTATGCTCTCCAGACAGCCCATGCCGTTGACGAAACGCAGTTCGTAGCCGTTTGTTGGCTTATCGACAGCATAGATGACGTGGCCGCCAACGGTTGCACTGCCGACAGCAGAGGGCGTATGGCTCAATGACTTTGGTCCGTCGGTAGGCGCACCGCTCACGAATACCGGAGTGGAATCATCCGACATCGCATCTGTTGTGCCAAGGCTTCTGCCAGGGCTGGCGAATGTGGATGGATAGATGAACGGTGTGGATTTGTACACAAACTCAGGCGAAGTGTTCGGCTTGCGAGAGAGATAGGTGATGTTGAGATATTCCACGCCATTACCGTCTATCAGTGTGCCCATACGCTCCAAGTCGTTGAAGGCTCCCATGAAGGCATAGCCGTAGAAATCGTAGGTGGTGCCGCTGATGGTCGTTGGTGCAGACGGCCAATACACGACGTTCTGATTGGTCGATACCACTCCGTCTATCATCCACTCGTCCCAAGCCTCCACGCGGAACTTGATATAGGGATAGCGTTTCGGGAAGGTAGGGTTGGCATCGTACTCGTATTTGTCGGCCACGGCTACCAATGCGCTGCTGATGTCAAAGGTGGAGGCAACTGTGACAAACGACTGACCGTCGGGCTTCGTCTCTACGGGATTGGAGAAGTCGAACGTTGTGTAGTCGTCATCGTTTTCCAGCTTGGCATAGACACGGACGATGATGCGATGAAACGTGCGGTCGCCATCATACGCTGCTGGCTGTACGCTATAGACAATCGGACAACCTGCAAAAGGCGAACCGCTGATGAGTGATATTGATTGTGCCATTACGTTGCTTTTTTCGAGAGCAAAGTTAGAAAATACAGAATTAACGGACGGACATAGGAACAATGTTCAATGGTCTTCCGCGACTACAATCGCGCCTTTGTGCTAAAGCATCAAAGAATGGTCAATAGGAGTAGAACTCTATATCTGCAGACTGTACGCCGTTGGACTTTGATATCTCATAGTCCACACAGTTGATGAGTCCGACCTTTCCGTCCAGCACGTAGAAATCGGTCCAGTGGTTGCGGATCTCAAGCAGTTGCGCAATGGTGGCGAGGACTTTCACCTTGTACTTCTTTCGGCCAAGCAGGAACTTTGCATGTGGTAACATGAAAGTGTCGAACAATCCACGCGAGCGGATTTTGTGGATGATGTTGCCCTGCTGGTCGCGCTCGTCGTCGTTGCACGGGATGAGCCATGTCTTTCCACTGACGCCCTCTACGGCCTGACCTGCCAGCGACACGTCCTTGTTGATGTGCAGCTTGCCTGTCAGGGGTTCGGTGTAATAGACAAACGGCGCCCACGAACGGATTTGCAGAGAGAATCGCTCGCCACCGCCATCGCCATTGTCCTCGCCCTCGCTGGAGTCGGAACCCTCGCTGGAGTCGGAGCCTCTGCCGTTGTAGTCAAAAATGGCACCCTTCACGTCCATTGTGTCGCTGGTCAGTTCATAGATGGCTATCGTGTCCTTCCAGCGGCTATTGTCGAAGTTGTCGTAATCGCGGTCGTATTCTATGAGTTCTGAGTCACTGCCTGCGCCGCGCATGACGCCGATGGTAAGTCCCCAATCAATTTCCTGCAATGGAGAGTTTCCGCTATCTGTCTGCGTCGGGTCGTAACTCTCTGCAAGAGTAAGGGATTGATTCAATACCATTTCTATGCCTTCAGGCCAAGGGTGGTACTTGCTTGAACGGCTTCTTTGCCTATGACCGATAGACTTCACGTGCATGTCCTGGAAGATTATCTGCTGAATCTTCGCCTCCAGATACTCATGCTCCATATCAACATCGATGAAAGGCGCAAGCACAGGAGATACGTCGCCTGTTGTGTCCTCGGTATATTCCAATGGATTGACGATATTGACCGAAAGTGGCCGGAAGTCGCTCGTCAGTTCCTTCACGTAGTCCTTGTGCCTCTCCGAGCAGTCGCCGTACTCTATGCCCTTGTTCTGCGCAACTTGGAATAGAACAGGCCGTAATGACAGGGAGTCTTCTGCGGCGGAATCTATCTTCACTCTGTAACTGTTGCCCGTTGCCAAATCCACATAAACGTTCATATTGGTGGCGGAAACATTCTGGGGCTTTGCTATCTCTTCGTAATTCAGACCTATAATCGTGCGATTCTCCGGGTATTCAATGTAGTCGTACTCTGTATCATAGTCCTTCACGCCGTCGCGGAGATTGTTCCTTTGCTCCTTTCTCTCGCTCTCTGCGCTGAAGGCCATGCGGACGCCTGTGATTTTCTCGTTGATGGGCAGCATCGACAAGACCTTTCCCTGAAAGTTCAGTGCATTCTTTCTCTTGTAGATGTTGCGCAACAGACAGGCAGTAACGAGCCGCTTTTCTGGGTCATACAGAAAGCGGATGCCAAAGGAGTTCTCCAGCGAAGAGATGACGCTGCTGACAGAAGCATTGGGGAAATTGCCGGAGTTGGCATACATTTCGTTGATATAGGCGTTTGCCACAACACTCCCGAATAATTGCCTGTAGAACCAGTTGGAAACGTAATATCGTTGAATAGTGCTGCCTATTTGCTGTTCAACTATATGGTTCATCTCTGTTTCATAGTTCTCGCTTATGGTAAACTGGCCGTCACTTGGATTTGGCTTAATCTCCCTGTCGCCGGATTTAATCACTATATCCATCTGTGCTCCGCAATCATTGTCGGTGAGCCATTCGTTTATCTGGTCTATCGTCAGGAGATGCTCGTCTGTCTCAACAAGGTCGAAACTGCATTTTGTGGTGAAGAAGCACAGCCGTTTGAAATCTTCTATCTGCAGGAGTTCATCTTTGTTGAAAATCACGCCAAGCTGCGCAAACAGGCAGTCCAGGAAGTAGAGGACATAGAAGCAAATGCCAGACTGCGGACGATTGGCGTCGAGGCACCAGTATTGCCCAAAGTCATGGCCGGAAATGCCCTTTTCGTCAACCACGGAATAGCTGCCCTTCACAATGCCATCCGTCTTGCCGTCTTTGATATCCGGATGTGCATAGCAGACACGAGCATTGCAATATGCAGCATCTGGGTACGGCAAAGACACATTGATATTCATCGGCAAGGAGAAGCCAAGTGCCTGCGGAGCCTCTATCAGTATATCGCCGCTGTCCGTTACCTGCTGAAGCGTTGGAGGGTTAACTGATATATATGGAGTAAGTTGCGGAGAGCCTACTATACCTTCTGCCAACAGCTGACCTGATTCTTGGTGATAGCATTGAACATAGTCTTGCACCGTGCAGCTATACGTTCCATTGATTCTTCCTATCTGCTTACCTATCAGTAAATCATCTTTCACTTTCACATCCTGGCAATCGAGGTTGCCAATCAGTTCGGAGAACGACTGTTGCATTGCGTCGATGTTGAACTCGAAGGTGTCCTTGATTTCCGAGCCGTCCTGCGTGATGACCTGCCCATGGTTCAGCGGCAATCCGTCGGCATAGATGCGGGCATCGGCATGTTCGAGGTCCATAGCCCGCATGTTGCTGTCGCGGTGGGCGATGTTCTTCAGCACGGCAAGGTTGCCCTTCGTGGGGATGTTGGCGGGATAGGAGAAGAACGACACGTCGTTGAACATCGGGTTCTTCTCGCTCACGGACAGCGAGAAGTCGTCTGGCAGCACGAGCGACTGCCCGTTGATTTGTATGTCTAAGTGGCTGTGCATCTTTGAGAGTTAAGAATTAAGAGTTAAGAATTATTTCTTGTGCTTTATCTTTTCCATCTCGGCGGCTTCATCCGCCATCATTTCGAGTTGTTGCAGGGTGACGCTGTAGGGCTGAGAATCGACATCTGTTGCCGACAGACCGCCGATGTACTTCTGCACGGTGGCGGTAACGCGGTTGTAGAAGTCCCAGGGCGTGTCCCGCTTCTGCTTATTGCCCTTGCCTACCGGCTGCTTCTTGAACACCCTTGGAAACTTCTTTTCAAGCTGCTCCATGAGCGAGGACCACCAGAAGAGGATGACCTGCCACTTTATCGGGCTGAAGCCATTGAACATTGACCAATGAACATTGAACATTGAATGTGCTGCCGCACCGCTTTCCTCCTTCGGCTTGAACAGGATGGCAAGGAACTCCTGCATGGCACGGCTTGCGTCGCGCTTGGCATTGCCAAGGCGCATGTACTCCTGCATCCAGTCCGTCAGCCAGCGGTACTCCCGCCATGTGTAGCCATCCAATAGTGGCGGCGGCCCGACAATGGTCAATGGTGAATGGTCAATGTTTAATGACAATTCAGGGTACGGGAATCGGAAGATTATCTTCGATGCCTTTTTGTCATCAATCCAGTCTATCCGTTCGCAGAGAGCGTGAAGCTGACCGATGGTAACGGGCCAGGCTTCCTTGTCCTGCTCACGCTTGACCATATAAGTGTCCTCGCTTGCAGCAAATTCTTCATTTTCCACAGTGAATCCGTTTATGGCAAGGACAATCTGCAACTTCACCTTCGACCAGTCGAAGGGATGATATCTGTCCACGCGAAGCTGTGCCGCAACGATAGCTGCGGCGATGTGCTCCAACTCTTCGGTGGTGCAGGTGTTCCAGCTTGTAGGCAAGTGCAGGTCGATGTGGCGCTGCTGTTCTAACATGGGCGTTATTACGTTATTTCAACCGCAAAATAACAAAATGTCCGCCCAATCGGACGGACATTTTCGGTTATAGGTTATCGGTTATTGGTTATTAGTCAATCTACCCGCATAGGCATTTGCAAAATCAGCCGGCTGCTGTGCATATCGTCCTGCTTGTAGAGCACGGGGCGGTTGGGCTCTGACAGGATGAGCACCACGTTCTCCGACGTGATGCGGTCCAATATGGAGATGGCGATGCTTATCTTGAAGCCAATCGAAAAGTCCTCTGGCAGGAAGGTGTCGCCCTCGATGATGGCGATGCGCTCCGAACCGCTGCGGGCGTTTTCTGCGCTTGCCGACCTGATGACGAACTCATGTCCGACGCGGCGTATCTCGGCCAACTGCACGCCCTCGTCGGCGAACAGGCGGAGGCGGCATAGTGCCAGGCGCAGCGAGTCGCGGCATACCGTCACGCGGTACTGGCTGTCCTTGGGGATGACGGACTCGTAGTTGGGATAGTTTCCCTCTATCATACGAGCCATGATGCGCACGCCCTCTGCGGTGAACTCTACGCGCTGGCGGTCTGCCGTCACGGTGAGCGGGCCGCTGGTCACAGCCGAAGCCAGTGCCTTCCTTGTCTTCTTCGCGATGATCAGTTTCGCGGAGCCTGATGCGGGGAATGAGCCGTACTCCAGCCAGCCGCTGCCTACGCCGGTGTCGATGATGTCCTTGAAGAGTTCGTGTCCGTTGGTAGCCACGACAATCACCTTGTCGTAATAGACATCCAGACAGACGCCGTTCATCACCATGCGCAACTCGTCGTCGGCGGTACTTTCTACGGCGGCAGACATCATTGGCAGGAGTTTTTCTGCACCCATCGTGAAGCTGCACAAGGCACCGTCCTCGCCCTGTGCGGCAACGGGCAGCGGCTGCGGGAAGGTATCGGCTGGCTCGCAAGACATCTCAAATTCTCCGATGCCGTAGTTCACCTTCATCGTTGTGTCCTTGAAGCTCACCTCCAGGAGCTGTGCGCTGGGCAGCAGGCTCACGGCCTCCTTCAGCGGAGCCAACTGGATGGCTACCTCCTGGAACTTGTCGGTCAGGTCGTCCTCGATCAGGTGAATCCACGGCTGCCCCTCCTTGTCGGCGCAATCTATAGTCATCCAAGTCTCGCTGTCCGAGCACGTCAGCGTGAAGATGTCGCGCTTGGAATCGAACCGAAGCACCACGTCCGCCAGAATGGGCAGAGCGTTCTTTGTTCCCACCACGGGGCTGAGCATAGCGAGCGCCTTTTTCCACTGGCTCGCATCAATAGTTACTTTACTTTTCATCTTTCATTTACCATTTAATGATTTACCATTTACTATTTACTATCTCTCATTTATTATTTACGATTTATGTACAATTTAGATATTTACAGATTATAAAATGGTTAGTTGCGCCTAATCGGTTATTCGTTTGCACTGTTCTGGAATAAAGAACTTCTTGTATTCCCACCATTCCGAGCCGTCGTATTCGTGACGCTCCAGCCAAGAATCATCGTTGAACATCACATAGCCGTACAGCTCCTGACCGCCGAAACCGTCCCAATACTCATCGTCAAGCTCCATTATGAAATCGTTAAGCAAGTCCTGTGTGTAGCCTTCCTTTAGAACGAGGTACTTTGCTTTTTCATCGGGTTTACGATACATGTTCTTGCCGAGGAATATGTTCATGTTGTATTCGTCGGTATAGTCGAACCTCAGCGAGACCACGGCACACTTGATGTCGCCCATGTTCTTGCCATTGTCCTTCATAATTTTAACAAGTTCTTCTAATGCGTTCTTTCCGTCTGTCATATCGCCTATAATTAAAATATTGTTCGTTCGTAACTTCCCCCGCCCTGCTCACGATGTCGGAGCGGGGGAAGTGAAAGATAGGGCTTAGCCTTGACGCTTCCGCGTCGAGCCTGACTACGCTCGGCATAGCCATCAAGCGATTTGCCCTTTCGGGCGAACTCCGTCGCGACTCGGCCTAATTGATGCGAGCATCATTCGGCTCTCGCTGCTCCGTCGCTTGTGGCTCTGCTCTCGCTTAACTTTAGCCTTCCAGGTCCCCGGAGCCGTTCTTGCGTCCCGTTGGTTATCACCCACCTCTGTCGCGACTCGGCCATGTCTGAGCAAGCTCACATGGCTCTCGCTGCTCCATCGGTTCGGTAGCAAGCGTCACCCTTGCGGGATGCCGAGCGGTCGCCGTCTTTCGGGCTTAGCCCTCAAAATCCCCGGAGCC